AGATCGCCACGCTACGGGGCGAGACGACTGAACGAGACGTAATGCTGGCTACAGCCCTCGTCGAAGCCGCCACGCTACGGGCCGCGCTGGAGAAGGCCAAGCAGGCGTTCTTGCTTATCTTGGACGACGACTCCGATCCTGCCGCCTGGAGAGCAATCGACGAAGCACAAGCCGCCATCGCCGGCATGGCTTCGTCGCCCGACCCGCGCGACGAAGCGCTGCGGTTGGCGGCACAGTCTCTGCAAGCCTTGCGCGACCATGTGCAGGCCGGAAGGATTATCGCCGCTTCAGGCGTAGCCATAGATATTTCCAAATGCGAGGTGGCCCTCGCCGCTCTCTCGAACCTCAAAGAGGGCCGCACGTCATGAGCGCCAACGAACCGAGCGAAGAGCGGGTCGAGCGGGCGTGCCGCGCTATGTGCGAGGCCGATGGCGTAAATCCAGATGACGAGGGTTATTATCAAAGGGACGGGAAACCAATCATAGATGCCAGATGGAACTCGTACGTGATCCCGGCCCGCGCGGCTTTGCTCGCCGACGCCCCGGAACTTGTCCAGGCGCGGATTGATGGGATGCGGGAGGGGGCGAGCGTCATCCGAGACAACGGTGTCAGGTATTCCAGAGACGGGACATCGCTTTGCCCGCGACCGGACGGGGACCGGTCGAGCATTCCATACGCCGAAGCGATTGAAGCCCGCATCGCCGCCCTTCAGGCCAATCTCGATAAGGAGCGGGGAACATGAGGACCGCCGACGAAATCCGCGCCGAGATAGAGCACTGGAAAATGCGTGGCGGCGGCCATCTCCTGCGCAAGCTACTGGAGCGCGGGTGTTTGCTTGTTCCGACGCATATCTCGTGGCGTCGCGCCGATCAGCTTGTCCGCATTGGGCTATGCACGCTGTACCCATTTCATCAACGCTGGCAGGGCAGACTTGATTTGAGCGCCGCTGGGCGTGACGCACTCGCCCCGCCGCCAGTCCAAGGGGAGGGCGTGAAGTGATCGTTACCTTTAGCGAGCCGGCGCGGCTAAACGATCGCGGCCAATGCTGCGGTCGAAAGCCGCTCGATTACAAGACCGGCAACTTCGCGCCCGGCGGACCTCACAAGTTCTGCGATCGATGCTCGCGCGCGTTTGATCGGGACACTGGCGAGCAAATCCCTAACTGGGCGTATCAGGCGACCGAGGGCGGCTTTCTTCGCAGGAACCCGGGCGCATGACCGATCCCCGCCGCGTCTACAGCATCAATGAAGCCGCAGAGGCGATATGACCCTTCCCCCCGAGGCCCAAGCTTTGACGATCGCAGAGGCGGCGGCGGCGCTCCAGGTCAGCGAGCGAACGATCAAGCGATATCGCGCAACCGGCGTGCTGCCCGCGTCCAAGCGACTGGGCGTCGCGCGGATTCCCGTCTCAGCTATTTCTGCACTGCTGGCCGGCGAAGAGGCACAACCGAAGCGCCATGCTGGCCGTCGATAAAATTGGCCCAGGCCCTCATGAGCTCGCGGCGCCGGTCGAGCGCATCGCCGCGGCGATACGCGGCCTCGGTCTGGTCGCCGAGCGAATGGGCGAGCGCGGCCTCGGCGAGATCACGGGGGAAGGACGTGGCCTCCCAAACCCAATCGCGAAAAGAGGAGCGGAAGCCATGCGCGGTATAGACGAGCTTACGGCGCCGCATAAACATCGTCAGCGACATATCGCTGATCGGCGTGCGGGGCTTGCGCCCGGGAAAGACCAGCGGCGAGCGTGGGTGTCTGCCTGGACTATGATTTCAAGCCGCTTGAGCTAAAGGGGTGAGGCCCATGAAAGCCGGGGAGATCGTGACCGATGACATGGTCGAGAAGGCGTCAAATGCGTGGATGATCGCGCCTCTTAGCTCCGACCGATTCCGCGCCGCGCTCGCCGCCGTCGCGCCCCTCTTCGCCGAGCAGTTCGCGAAGGTTGCGGAACTCGACGTCGATTGGGTGAACTTCGGCAAGCGCGACATCCCTCAGTGGGACGGCGGCCCAGACGCGGTGCGAGATTACCGATTAGGGATTGTCGCCGGCCGCGCGATTGCCACCGCCATCCGCACCGCAGGAGCCTCCAATGACTGACCAACCCGACATCGAAGCTATCGCGTTGCGGCTGAAAGAGGCGGCAGGCACGCTCACAAGCACATTCCCGTCCGCCCCGCTCGCGAACGACGTCCTCGCTCTTATTAAGGCATACGAGGGGGCGAAGCGGGATTTGGCTCGGACAGAGAGCGTAAGGCAGATGATGTTGGACGAATGGGACATCATGCGCGCCCGTCTTGCGGAAGTAGAGGGGGAACGGGACGCGGCGCGGGCGGATTTTGAGCTCTACCGCAGAAACACGGAAAAGCCGTTTCTCAACAAAGGGGATACCCCATGACCAAGCTTGACATGAAATCGAGCATCGAAGTCGACAAGGATGAAATCGAGCTTTTGTTGGTAGCCTTGGCGGCCTTCGTTGACGACCGTTGCACAGGGAGCGAGGGCGACGACGCGAAGGCCCTCGCGGCTAAGCTCGAATCCATCCTCGCCGAAGCGCCAGAAACGACGATAGGCTCCCGATGATATGCCCGCTACTAAAATAACAGGATAGGAGAGAACAATGCATGGAATTGAGCTTTATGAAGCAGCGTTGCTAATTGTGCTAGCAGCTATAGTCTTGTGTATCAGAATTCATCTTGCAATTAAATTTGTTAATTCCAAGCCTCTCTTTGAGGAAACCCCGCCAGAAACGCCAAAAAGCGCCAGCCAGCCCTAGGGCCAGCCGGCGCGAAAGTGAGTAGTTTGTGAGCTGTTTCTGAGCGGTTTGGAGGTCAGTCGGCGATGGTTCTCCGGAAAACAAAAAAGTCCGCCGGAACGCCAACTAAGGCGCGCCGGCGGCTGGATGAGGAGATGGGAAGATGAGCATGTCGGTTGACGAGAAAACGGTCCGCGAACGCATCGAGGCCCGAGAATACGATACCAAAATTCCTTACGAGTTTGTGGCGACGCCGGCCAACGACGATATGACCGTCCGGCAAGCCCTCGAGCACGAGGCCGAGCAGAAGCGGCTGCGCTCAGAACATTCTGCGCGGCGGCGCGCCGACGATAGGCGCCTTGAGGAAAAATTCAGGGCAGATCTTGCGGCACAGCACCGGATAACCGGCCACCCGAAAGAGGAAAGGGTCTGGGAAATGGCGTGGGAACGCGGCCATTCCTACGGCTGGTTGGAAATCGCTTCGGAATATGAGGACCTCGCGGAACTGGCTCGCTGATCACCCCCTCGGTATCCACCGCACGTAGAGAGCGGTCCCCGTCAGTGATTTCTTTCCTCTTCCGGCGGTAGTTTAGGAGGAAAAGGGTCTTGGCGACCCTCCAGCCGCCTGACGATATCCAAGATGGATTCCGTGTGATCCTCAACTCGCGTCAGACGCGTTTCGTTGGCCGAGCCCGTCTGCTGGATTTTCTCTATGCTCTGGTTCGTGTGAACGCCATCCTGCTCCAAATAGCTGATCCGGCTGTCGAGCTTAGACGCATACCATATGCCCAGCCCCGCGTTGAGTGCGAGCCCCAGCATGAGTCCGATCGGGACCTTCTTGTCGAGGTGCCAGTTCCCGTCGTCGGCGTCCATGACCTTTTTTCCTAGCAGTCCTGGTGAGGCCCGCGATATACCAACTTCTGGTGAATCCATAGGTTTCACACGTTCCCCTGAGAGAAAATCAAATTGAGGTTTTCGGAGAGGCTAATCAGGGTAGTCGCCGACGAAATCGCAGAGCAGCCATATGACGACGAACAGCCCCGCGCCAGTGAGCGACCCGAGATATGCCACGCCCGACCGCTCCGTTATTTCTGAAGAAATCCATGCTGGACCATACGATGACGAGAAGCACGCCCGCAGTAAACGTCCCAGCCATGGCCTCAAAATAGACCATCATGCGCGATAGTCCCTGTGAGACAAGGTGATGGGTCTTCCCAGAAAGTGTATGCTGAAATAATTCAGAGAATACAGGAAGGCGGTTTTCAAGTAACCGCCTCGATTAAAACGCCTGGCGCTAGAGTTGCACCAGAGAGCGGGCAGAAACTTGACCTTCCCGACCCTGGATAAGCGCAATCCCGTGAGCGTATCTTCGCCAAAAAAATCAACTTCCAGCGGAAAGCCGCCAACAGCAAGCAACGCTGAACGTTTCAGGACGAAGTTTCCGCCTTGAAGCGATACCCCGATGTAGCGATGTGCGAGCCGCTGAGCCCAAGTGAACGCCGCTCCCGCTGCCTTGGCGATCGGACCCTGCTGATCGAACCAGACCGGGCCGGAGATCGCGACGCACTGCGGATCGTCAGTCAAAGCCGAAAGGTTATCGAGCCACGCCGGCGGAATGCGGTTGTCAGCGTCTATGAACGCTTGCGTGCCGTGCCGTGCGGCCAGCATTCCCGCCTGTCGCGCCCGGGTAAGGCCCCGCTCTTTGCAGGTGATCACCCGCGCCCCGTGCAAAATGGCCAGCAAAGCGCTTTGATCCGCGCTGCCGTTATCAACCACGATCATCTCGTACTCGAAATCCTCGTGGTCTTTGGCGTACGTGAAGGCGGCGATCTGGATTGCGATCAGGCACGACGGGAGCAAAAGCTCTTCATCCAGGCACGGGACAATGAAGCTTACACGCACGTCAATGCGTCATCGCGTGCAGCAATCCTGCGATTCCGCCAACCATGCCGACGAACCCGAATACGACGGCGGTGATAGAGACGTTTTTGGCGAAACCGTCGGCCGCCTGTTGGGTTCGGCCGGTGCCTATGTTCGCGCCGGCCGAGAGGCGATCAATGGCCGTCGCCATTTCCGCAAGAGCGCGCGCGGTTGCTGGATCTGAAACGCTGCTTCGCCCTTCGTTGGCCAGCACGCGCTCTTTGAGGTCGCTGATCTTGTCATCGGTGTTTTTGACGATCGATTTTACGCTGTCGGCGAGCTGATCGATTTGCTTGGTGAAGGCGGTTTCGCTTTTGGTGATCGAGAGCGCGTTGGACTTGTTCTGCTCTCCGACTGCCTCTTTCGCTGCTGCAAAGGCCGCGTCAACCGCGCTCTTGACGTCGCGCGCCGCCTTTTCGGTCTGGATATCGCTGAGCTGAAAACGTTCGTTGACCGTCGTCTTGAAAACGCTGACGGTCTCGGCAAGCGCAGCGAGCTTGATTTCGGTCTGAGAATACCTGCCCTCGACATGCTCCAGCAAGCGTGCCCGCTTGGCCTCGTTGAACTCACCGGCGGTTTGGAGCGCCTTATCGAGCGCGGTCGGGACGCGGGTCAGGTTTTCGCTGAAAATCTCTGTCGCTTTGTCGATCGCGTCAAAGCGCGCCACGACGGTGTCCTTGAATGCGGCGATGGAGTCCTTAATGAGCGCTACGGTCGCGAGTGTCGGGTCGGGATCAGGACGGCGCATGCGCGCTTCGTTGGTCTCGGGTACTTCAGAGGTTAGCACTTATCGAGCCCGTCAAAAGCCTCTGTTTCTCACGCCAGGCCACTCCGGCCGCCTGCACCTTCGCAATATGCTCTGGCGTTTTCTTGTGTGCGCTCATCTTGGCGCGGGTCTCAGGTGATCGTTTGATTCCCACTAGCGCGGCGCTCCTTTTGGCTCGAGCCTTTGGGTCAGACATGATCTTCCGTTGCGCTTGGCTTAATTGCTCTCGGTGGCCATCGGATAGCGCGCGGCCTTTGTTCTTTTCCAACGCTTTCGCTCGCGTGACGTCGCTGGGGATTCGCCCTTTAAGCGCCTTACTCAAATTGTTTCTGTGACTAGCGGATTTTATGTGACCCGTGAGAGACTTGCTCAGGTTCGCGCGATGGGCGGCAGACGCGATCAGGCCAAACGATCCTTCCCCGCCGTCGGTGAGATTGCATAGCGATCCGGTCTGACTATTGACCCTACCGAAGTGCGCGATCAGCGCCATCTCGGTCTCAAACGCCTCGGGCTCAGTCAGATTTTCTCTGACAGTCACAAAAGAAATAGGCCCGTGCTTTTTGACTATGTTGTTCATGTGCGGATTATGGTGCGTGCCGCGCGCGGCCTCTCTGTTGTGGAACATGATCCGGCGTCGTTGCCCCTTTCCCACGTAACACGGCTCATCGGTCCTCGGATGGAAGCCAACGTAGACGTAGAATTTTTGTTCATCGCGCATGGTGCAACTATAGCACAATCAACCGACGATTGCCTGACCCGTCACGACTGCCACATGGTGGAATGCCCGTCGCCCTGTATCCCGGTCGCTGCCGGCTGAAACATCCCGAGCCCACCGATCACCGTCGGCAGCCAGCTATCGGCCGCAGCAAGCCCCCCAGGGCCAGCGCTGAGCGCTGTGTCGAGTTCGGTCGCCCATGTGAAGCCTTGCGCGCCGAGCTCAGTCAGGATGCGCCCCGCGGCCCGTATAGCGCCGGGGTGAGCTTTGACCCACGCGTCGAGCGCGGCGATCTTTGGCTGCGCGGCTGTGAGCGCAGCCAATGCGTCCGCTTCTGACATGGGCGCTGCTGGCGGTAGCGGCAAATTCGCCGCGTAATCCGCTTCGGCCTGTTCGAACGCGCGCACGAGCGCCATGAGGTCAAAGCGCGTGGCTACGGAAGCAATCATTGCTTTTGAGTTCCTATTTGTCTCTTGACATTTTGTTTGATACGTGGGCTACTCACTTCAGCCGCGCGCCTCGGCGGTATCTGGGGCTGGAGAGATAGCATGATTTCGCATTCCGGTCGCCGTGCCCGTGCGGCAAATCCCGAACAATCGAAAACCTCCAAGACGAAAGTTGGCCGTTATTCCGAGTTGGAATACGGCGTTCTCGTTTCGTCGCCGCGCGAACGCTTCGAAGCGGCGACTTGCGATAGCGCAAAAGTCTTCAAGACAGATGCGACGGGGCTTTGGGAATTGTATCTGAAGGGGCTTCCGGCGCCTGAGCGGCAGTATCACAACTGCCATTGCTGCCGGACCTTTATTGAGCGGTTCGGCTCTCTTGTAGTCATTGACGACAAGGGCATCGCTTCGCCCGCTCTTTGGACTGAGGATTGCGCCGGGCTGTACCATGACGCATTCGCTGCGATGTTTCACGCTGTCAAGTCCGCTAGGGTTACCGGCGTTTTCCTTTGCAAGAAAACGACGTGGGGTATCCCCGAAACGCCGGGCTGGACGCACTTGTCCGCCTTTCCTCCGGCTCGCCTTGTCTATCGCGAAACCGCCCTCACCGCCGGGCAAAAGATGGCCGCCAAGCGCGAGGATTACATCACCATTTCGCGCGCGCTTTCCGAATACCCTGCGGAAATAATCGATCAGGCGATTCGCTTGTTTGATGCGGATGCATTGGCTCGTTCTGAACGGTTCCTTGAACCAGCAAGATGGTTGCGCCGACTGCATGATCGACCGCGCGGTCGCCTAGGCGAAAACATCTTGTGGCGCGAGGTCGCGAGCGCCCCGGACGGCTTTTGCCATATCAAGTCCTCCGTTATCGGTCCTCTATTGGATGCGATCAGAGAAGGAAAGCCCTTCGACGAAATTCGCCGCTCGTTCGAATCCATGCTGCACCCGCTTCGCTACCAGCGCCCAACCGAAGCGCCGAACGCCGGGAATATCCGCGCGGCGGAACTTTTGGTCGAGAAACTCGGCGTTTCGCGATCTCTCGAACGAAGGTTCGCGCGGCTCGACGAAGTCCCTCGCGCGTGGACCCCGAAGCCTTCAAAGGAGCCCTCGAACGAAGGCGGCGTTTTTGCTCACGTCAAAGCCAAAAGCGGCGGCGCATCGGTTCGTCCCGTCGAAATCGGCGAGACCGTCGTAACCGCCGTTAAGTTCCTAGACAAGGTTTTGCCGAGCGCCGAAAAAATCGAATTGTTGGTTCCGGGGCACGGCAACTTCATCGCCATGCTGACGGCGGAGCACGCTGACGCGCCTGTAATCCACAAGTGGGGAAACGCGTTTTCTATCTATGTCTACCACAACGGAAGCCCCGCTTCGACTTGGAAGCTAGCCGCGCACGCATGGGCTGAGGTTACGGCGTTCGTTCGAATGCCGTCGATGTGGGGAGAAACCCCCTCGCCACATCTCGGAGACGGCTACGTTATCGCTCTCAAAGGCGCGGTCGATGTGAGTGAAAACCAAGGCAACGCTCTTTTTCCAGAGACGCTAATTGGCGAGCTTCATGGGGCAAGATCGGTGGTCGAGGCGTATTCCAAGGCCGCGAAAATCGGCGGTAGGGAAAACGCTTCGGTCTGCGGATATGCCTTGCGAGGGGGCGGTGACGTTCGCCTGAGAGTGCTTGCCAACGGCGGGACAGCGTTGTACAGGATCGACCGTTGGGATTGAGTTTCAGGTTATAGCTCAGTGGTAGAGCGTCGGAATCTGGTTCCGAAAGTCGCTGGTTCGATTCCAGTCTAACCTGACCTTCTTGAGACGCCGCCAATCGCACTGGCGGCGTTTCTATTTCAGGACTTGGCGGTTCCGGGCGCGGGGGCGAGCGCAGTCGTCGCCGGGACTGTCGGCGCAGTTGTGGTTGGAGCCAGAACCACCGTCTGACCGACCACACCCTTGCTGAACAGCGTACCAAAGATTGTGCTTAGCCTCGCTCCAGCCGGCCCCAGATCCGTCATGATCTGGCGTCCTTCCGTGACCAACGCCTGCACGTCCGTGATGGCAGTCGGAGCGACATTCGTGAGCGCGGTCGCCGCCGCTTGCGCCCCAGCGACGAACGGCGCTGCGCCGGGGATCAGCCCCACGGCCGGCAAGATCTCTTCCCCGAGTTGGACAGCGGGCGCGATGAAAGGCTGCACTTTCGTGTAGGCGTTCTCGACGTCCGTAAACAGACCTTCTAGAAAAGTCTCGGCTGCATTGCTCATTTGGATTTTACCTCAGCCTCGTGATTGACGTGAGCACCGCGAGGCAGCAGTGCTCACGATCCCCTCGTGGCGCCAGGGAGCCAGCGCCCGTCATAGGGAATTCGGATTGGAATTTAGGGGAAGGATTTTCAGACGAACGCAAAAGCGCCGAAGGCTTCTAGCGCGCGCCGGCTCAAGCCAGCGAATTTATATCCTCATTTCGAGCCCTCAAATAGCGATCGAAGGCGCGCTCCAGGTCCGGTTTATTGCCGGAAAACTCGAGGACGCCGTCAGTATTGCGCTTAAGGTCTGTCGTCGGATCGAACCCGTGCTCAAGGAACATATTCCAGCGGCTTTCGTAGCTACGGTCGCCCTTCCGGCCGTGGAAGGGATGCTCGATCGTGTGCTGAACGAACCCGAGTTTGCCGTTGATCTCAGTCGCCGCCCTTTGCCCCCAGGCTACGACCGCGTTGCGATAGTTGGCCGACACCGGCGTTGGCAATGAGGTTTCCGCTTTCCCGATTAGGCCAAGCGCCATATGAAAGTCGCCCGCCCCCATGCCACCGAGATCAAACAGGCCTCCGATGCGATCTAGTGTCGGGCGCGTCCATGCCCATGCGTAGCCTGGATGCGGGTAGTCGTAGTTTCCGCCTGACCACCGCCACAAGCCTTTCTCGCCGTTGACGGGATTCCCCGAATGCCACGCAAAAGCGAACGAACGAAACAAGCTCATGCTCTCGTCGTTTGGACCAAGATCGTAGGCCGTGTCCCATGGTTGAACAACCGGGTAGAGGTCTAGCGCCTTCAGCGTCGCGTCCGCCCAGTGACCGCGACGAAATTTTATGTCGGCGTCGAGCGTCGCTATCTTCATTGCCGAGCGCGGCAACCTGGAAATGCCGATGTTAAGCAGGCATTCCTTTGACCAAGCGAGCGTCGTCGCGCGCACGCCGATGTGGGTGACGCGCGCGCTGGCGAGATCGGCGAGCGCGAATGCTCGCGAGCCGTATGCCGCCTCGACTAATGTAACGTCGACTTCGGGGGCTTTGAGCCAGTCCGCGATTGCCGCGCGCGCTAACGCATCGCGCGTTTTCCAGCCGAGTGGATTGGCTACGCAAGTGATGACGTGCAAGGTTTCCATGAGCCGCCTCTTGCTCTGGGGGTGGGGGAAGGGTGTCGGACGCGCTCAGCGCTCCGCTTCAATCTGCCTGTCGATTGCGACGCGCGCCTTTTCGTGGCCGTGAAAGCCGAGGGCGTTGATCGCGGCTTGCTGCCCCGACCGGCGCGCCTCCATGAGGATAGGCAAGACGCCCGCGGCAATCCTGCGCTTTGTCTCGCGCGGGCCTTTCTTGGCGCGCGCAGCCTCGAGCGCGAGATCGGCTATCCTGTCGGCGAGCGGAGTGAGGCCGACGTCTTCGCTCATGCCGCGAGCGCTTTCTCGTAAGCGTCGCGCGTGAGCGGCCCGTAGACGCCATCAATCTCGGCGAGGCCGACCGCCTCCTGAAAGGCTTCGATCTCCGCCTTCAGTGCCAGCGCGGCCGCGCGGACGGGCGTAGGCGCGCTGGCGACGCCTGCTGGGGCCGACGTCGGCGCTGCGGGGCTCGCCGGACCTGGAGCGATGCGGCCGGGCGTCGCGGCATTGATCGGAAGCATCTTACGGGCCTCGGCGAGCGCCGCCTGGTGGTTTGCAAGGTTGATGATCTCGCCCGTCGCGCGGCCGCTGCCCACGAGCGCCCAGACCGCGTTGAACTCGCCTTCGTCGCAATAGCTGAGAATGCCTCGATATTGGACGAACAGCGCGACCGTGCATTCGAGCATGTGCTCGGCCGAAGTGACGATCGCCGGCGTCCGTAACAGCGGCAGCCCGGTCGCCTTTTCAAGGTCGGAAAAATTATCCCTGCCGGTGATTTGGATCAGACCTTGACCGCGGTAGAGCCATCCGTCATTCGGACCCGTGTTGCCCATTCGGCCGCCGTAGACCCGGTCACAGAACGCTTGCGGATTGTGCGCGTAAGGGACCGCGCTTTCAACCGTGGGAAAATACTCATGAAACACCACATGCGCGCGAGCAGCGTCGTAGTTGTCGTTCTCCGTCAGGACGGTTAGGCCGCCAGTTTCCTCCAGGACGGTCGACATGAGACCGAGCACGCGGTTCTCGTTATTGAGCGCATACTTCGCAAAAACAGCTTCGGATTGATCGGCGATGGCCGCGACGATATCGACATGACCGTGCGGCGCGGCGCGGCGAATCTGATCCGCGGTGAGACAGAGCGACATGGGGTGCCTCATTCACTTTGGTTGAGGATTAGGCGCGGGGTCGCGTTTGCCGAACTACCGACGTCCGCGATGGTCAGAAGCTTTCAACAATGATCGCGTACCCGCTCGCGCCAGCGCCACCTGCGCCCGCAGTCCCGCCGTTATCAGCGCAGCCACCTCCGCCACCACCGCCGCCAAAGGTGCCGCCAGCACCGCCTGCACCCGCGGCGGTTAGCGATGAACCACCTCCGGCACCGCCCGCTCCCGCTAGTTGTGTGTAGGGTTTTGCGCTCGTAAAAGACGCGCCGGCGCTACCAGTAACTCCCGCAGCGCCGCCTGAGGCTTGTGTCACGCCAAACTGCGGAAAACCGCCTGCGCCACCGCTGAATACAGCGTTAATGGCAGATATTCCCCCGCCTGCGCCAGCGCCCGATGCGCCGTTGTTTGGAGTAGACCAATCGGCGTTGCCGCCATTTGGCCCTGCACCACCATTCAGACCGCCCGCGCCGCTACCACCCGAGTTGAAAGATCCGGAATTTGCAGCGTTACCGTTTGCGCCATAACCTCCGGCCACCCCCGCCCACGCGGCAGACCCTCCCGCGCTACTGCTGCCGTTACCCGCAGGCGACGTACCATATGCCCCGCCGCTTCCGCCACCGCCGGAATTTGAGGCAAGCTGACCGCCGGCCCCGCCGCCGCTTCCGTTAGCATAGAGTAAAGTTCCGAAGCTTGTGGTGCCTCCTCCAGCTCCATTGCCTCCGGCTGTGGTAGAACTTGTCGCGGCCGCACCGGCTGAGCCACCGCCGCCAATGGTAACTGTTAGAGATGTGCCGATTGCGGATATTGCAAATGTCGCTGCATTGGCTCCTCCTCCACCGCCGCCGGAGCCGCCCGAACAGGCGGCTAAGGATGCTTGAAGTGCGCCACCTCCGCCACCGCCTCCACCACCAACTAAAAATACGTCGACTTTCGCTGCACCGACGGTTGGAGTGTAAGTTGCCGCGCCGCCCGATGTCGTGAGTGTACAGCCACTTGCGCATACGGTTATGATGTTCGTTTTATGGGACCACGTAATGTTTGCCTGTCCTGTCCCACAAAAAACAGAATTTGGCGAAGCAAATGCGATAAGCTTGTTGAGTGGGCCGATAGTTGTGCTTAGCGCGGTTAAGTCAATGTCCATCGCGCAAGTTCCACTCCCGGATTGCTGGAACAGCGTATTGTCAACGCTTATATAGGGAGCGCTTATTCTTATGTTTGCTATTGTCGCAGTGTCGACCGCAACGCCATCAACAACATCAGAGTATCCATTGAGTTGCATATCATACTGTGGATATAAACCGGATACGGCTTGCCAAGTGTGGGTCCCAGGACCAAAGTGGTTATTACCCGTTGCATTATCTATGATGTTAGATATCGACGCGCTGGTAGCTATCAGCCCGGTAAAATCGCTGTCACTAGCGCCGTTTTCGAGATCGTGTGGGGGCAGATCAGCTAAAACACTGTAGCAAGTATGGCCGGTATCGTTTACGTTTTGAATGAGATTTCCGGTTCCAAGAGACTCTTCATAGCCTCCACTAGCTGTTCCATTTTGAGTTGCCGTTTGAAACCTAACGTTCGATCCCGTCATGGAAGCGTTTGCTACGTTCCGATAGACTACATTGTATGACGTAAAACCGCGAGAATAAGCGATGTCGAGATCATGAGCCGCAAGGCAGTAACCGTCTACCCGCAGGTTATTGAGACTAATCTGGACAAGTGTGCTGGCAACACCCTCTGTTAGAACCGAAGCGGGCGGCGTCGCACATCCCGGCATGACTCGTATCGTCGCCCCAGCAGAAGCTCCATTTATCACAAGCGAAACTGTCGTCGGGAGACTTACCGTGGCGGCGCATACGTTATACGCCCCGCTCGGCGGCGGCGGCAGATACAACGTCCCTCCGCCGTCCGCAGTCAGTTGCGTGATCGCCGCGTTGATCGCCGCGCTATCATCCCCACCCGTTCCCGCCGATGCGTTGAAGTCCATCGGTGTGCGCGTCCACGCGGATCGTGTCGACGCGGAAGCTGCTGCCGAGCCGCCGTTCGCCGTGTACGGAACAGACGCCGACGGACCATTGAAATCCGCGAACGCGGGCGCGATGAACAGCCAAACAAACGCGAATAGCGCGAACCCGGCGCGCATCCTCGAAGCCGCGCGAGAGAGCAAGCCGCGCATCAGTTCGCCCCCACGCTAACGGGCGTCGAAGCCGCCGAGGCAATAGCGTGCACAGCGCCTGTAGGAACCAACGTCCCGCCGTCGGGCCACGACCTATGCCAGAGCGGCGGGAGGGTGATTTCGCCCGCGGCGCATTGAGTTCCCGTGATCGTTGCCGCCGCGCCGAAGTTGATGCAGACCGTCGCGGAAGGACTCCCGCTGATCACGTCGAGATAGTTGGTGACCGCGTTCGCCGCGAGGATTGTGACGTCGGAGGTCCCTACCGTCTGCGCCGTATAGGGCGACGCGGACTTCGACGGCGTCAGGCTTTCGACCGAAGCCGCCGCCGCCCCGACCGCCCCCGACGAAACCACCGCGCTTGCGCCATTCGCCCCAAGCGCCCAAATATGCGAGGTCGTCTGAACCGGCGCCGGCGGATCCCCGAACCGCTGCACATGGCCGCCGGAATTGTTGGCCGGCTGCGAATCCGCGACCTGATAGATCACGTTGCCACCGACCGCGCCGAGCAGGATCGGGCCGGGGCCAAGGTCGGTGTAGGTGGTCGAGCTCAGCGAGACGACATTGGTCACCGTCGCCGCGTCGGCGGGGACCGCGGACGCGAGCCATAGGCACGCGATCGTCGCCGCAAACCACCGTTTCGACATTTCAAACATCTTGTAAGCCTCGCTCAGATCCCGCCGTCAGCTGTGTAGTGGGCGCACAACAGATCGCCGATGCCGCTCACCGTCGCGCCGGCCTGGATCGTAAAGCCGTTGGCGCTGACGCCAGCCGCGGGAACCGAGGCCGTCACGCTGGCGCCGGCCGTCACGTCCCACCAATTGGCGTTGGCGGCATCCGGATTGAATATCGCGATCGTCGGCGCCTTCAGCATGGGCGTCTCGAACGGGACCGTCAGCGAAGGCTCGCCGTTGGCAATCGGGTTGCCGACACACGACGCGCCCCCCGTCGCGCCTGTCGCTGTGAGGGTCCCCGTCGCCGGCGATGTTCCGCCGCCAAATGTATAGGTGAAGGTCGTCGGGCTCGTGACCGTGACCGCGTAGGACCCATTGTAGGCGCTCGGCGTCGCGCCCGCGATAGTCAAGGTCTGGCCGTTGGCGATCAGCGCGGTGTTGGCGACCGTCGCCGTCGCCGTAGTCGAAGACGATGTCAGGCTGCTGATTGAGAGCGATCCGGCGTTTTGAGCCGGCAGCACGCCTTGCGGGAAACTCGACCGATAGAACAGCCGTACGCGGCCAAGCTCTTCGGCATAGCTGCGCTGCTGCCAGCCGTTGTCCGCCTCCGCCGCCACCAGACGCACAGAGCTATAGTCGAGCGACGAACCGTTCGGCTCCGAGACGAAGGGCGTCGCGCTCGCCGCCGCATTGGCGTTGCCGCCGATCCACTGCCGATAAGTTGATGTCTGCGAGCCTGTTCCGCTTCCGGTGTCGAACACGACCTTGAGCGAAGCCAAGCCAGGCGCAGTGATTGCAAAATTCGCGTTCGGCGCGGTCTGGTTGTAATTGTCGTAGGGAATTCGGAAAGAGAAGGTCTGAAGCGTTCCCGCTGCGGCTGTGTAAGTGAACGGGATGACATAGTCGGTCGTGGCGTTGATATTCTGGATCGACACGCTCTGGGTGAGCGGCGTCACCGAAGACTTCATCTGGAACGACAGCACCAAATCGCGCGGCGTCTGATTACCGCCAGACGTCCAGTTCAACTCTTGGGCGAAGGCGCCGGGGATATCTTGAACGATGCCATGAAGTTCGCCTGAGGCCGGTGAACCGCTGGTCGAGACAACGGCATGCAGGCTCGACGCGCAAAATCCGAAGTTGTTGGCGACGGTCTCGAAAAATTCAGAGCCGGTCGATTGATACGTTCCCCATTGATCCGGACCAAACCCCGCGGAGAACGCCGTGCGGTTTTTTCGCTGGTCGAAGTAGAAGCAAGGATTGGTGATCAGGTTGCCAGATTGCGGTGTGGTGAAATTGCTGCCGCCGACGATGTTGGTCGCACCCTTCAGCCCGTTAAAATCGTTCGGACCGAGCCCCACGTTGAGTACATTTCCGACGTCCGAATAGCCGTAGCTGGTGTTGCCTCCGCCGTCGTCATAGACGGTGTTGCCCTCGAGATAGCTGCCGTTGGCGACATTCGACGGCTGCCCCGGGACCGAAGCGACAAAGCCAGAGTTGTAATAGTCGGAATGGTTGCAGGTGCCCGCGTCGACGGCGCGGTTCCCGAGCAGCGAGACCTTGCCGTAAAAGGTAAAACCCGCGCCACACGTCTTGTAGGACGTGTTGCCCGATACGACGACGCCGTTGTAGCCGATCTCGTAGCCGTCCAGCCAAGTGTTGCTGGCGTCGGCCGATGTCATCGAATTCTCGACCTTGTTGTCCTCGACGGTCACGTTCTTGGTGACAGGGTCCGACCAGCCGACGACCTCGAAGGTAATCCCGGCGCCATACCCCCAGCCGTTGACTCGGTTGCGGTCGATGTGGTGATTGTCGCCGACGCCGAAGACGCCGACGCCGGTATTGACCAGCCAATTATCGGTGACGTCCAAATTCGACGATGGAAAACTCTGGTTGCCGCAGTTGACGCCCTCGTTGAACTGGTTGCTCGGCGCGGTCAGCGAGAAATAATTGCGCGCGATATGCGCGCTGGTCATGCCGTAGCACTGGATCAGATAGAGCGCGCCGCCCGTGGTGAGAGAGCCGTTGACAACCGCGCTATCCTCGAAATCGAGAGCGCCGCCCGGCGAGGCATAGATTCCGCCGGCGTAAACCGAGGCCGTGTTGCCGCCTAGATCGAGCGTGAAATGTTCGAAATGATGCGTCTGCCCGTTGCCGGCGAGGGTCAGAATAACGCCGTTTGGCGTCTGTCCGGAGGCCACCTTGAGGCCGCCGCCGTGGATGCCTTCGAAACGGAAATTCTGATTGATGGTCGGGAAGTTCGCCCAGTTGACCAGGCACGTCCCGGGAAAGGTGACCTCGAAGCCGCCGGACGTCAGATTGAGCTGGTTGATCATCGCCGTGACTTTGGCGGTGTCGTTGGTCGCGCCATCGCAGGCGAGACCAAAATCGAGGCGCGCGTCGAGTTGCGCGCCATCGTGGGTCGCGCGCCGCGCCGGCGACGCCGGGAACAGGCCCGGGCCAACGCCGGTGAACGGCACGAGCGGCCCCGAGGGTGCGCCCGTTCCGGCAGGAACAGCAAGCGCCGCGGTAGACAGCGCTCCCCCAAGCGCGAAAGCTAGATAGCCGGCGAGAAGTCGCTTGATCATCGTAGGTCTCTCAAACCAGATTGTAGACAGTTGCCGTGGCGGCGTTCGAACCTGGAAAGTTGAACTGCGTGCATTGGAACGGGTAAGTCTGCCAACCGACTCCCACCGGCAGCGTCAGCGCCGACGAATCTGGAAATGTGAACGTCAGATTGCCAGCAACAGACGCCAGCACGCCGACCGATCGTTGCGGCTGATAATTCTGCCCTGCTGACATCGCGACCGCGCCAGCAAAAGCCGCGCTTTGCATGTCGGAGGTGACAGGCACAAACGGCCCGGCGCCGACACCGCTCTGATCGATGAAGGCAACCGGCTTGATGACCGGATCGGCGGTCCGCGCGTTGAGCGTGGTCAGGATTGCGGGCATGTGGTCAAATCCTCACAGCAGATAGCCGGGCAAGCTCATGTCGAGCGTTAAGGTCACCAGAATCGATCCAGGCAGGCTCATGTCGAGCGTCAGCGTCACGGGGGCAGGATCTGGCACGCCTTCCGTTAAGCTCGCCAAGGCCGCTGCCTGCGCCGCGCTGGCCGTTGCTGCGGTTGCAGCCGCCGCCGACGCCGCCGCACTCGCCGCGGTCGCCGCAATGGTCATGGCAAGGCTCGGCACGGCGGAAGGTTGATGGCCGCCTCCGCGCATGGCGCAAAATCCTAAAGCAGGGTGTAGCCGGGAACGCTCATGTCGAGCGTTAAGGTGATCGGGAATTCGTCATCGTATACTGAGACGAGCGTCGCCACGGCTGCAGCAGCAGCGCCAGCCGAGACCGCCGCCGTTACCGCACTGCCCGCCGCTGCCGCGATGGCGCTGGCGACGCTCGGCATGGCAAAGAGCGGTTGTGCCCCAGCCATCCTCCAGGTGTCGTCGGCGCCCGTAGGAGCGCTCGGCGATCCGCCCACGGCAGCCTCGGTTACGCCGCCGTGGAAGGCGATCGATCCCCAGCCCGCAAGTTCGAAATCGCAGCCCGGCAGGATAAAGCCGAAATCGTAAGTCGCGGGCCCTGGCGTCAGCGCCGCCAGGGCCGCCTCGGTCCACCGGAAAGTCACAACCGGCGCAATGCCGCCAGTATAGATCTGGTCCCCGCTGTCCGAGTCAAGCAAGAGTTGATCGGACCAATTGCGGATTTGCATGCGCCATGTCGCGCTCGCGAGCGAGGGGTAGAGTGTCGCAAAATCCACGACCGCGAAGCTGACCTGCTGGCGTTGGTTCAAGGATGCGACATATTTGATGATCGCCTCCTAGATGTTGTTGCCGCCGTTGACGACGCCGTTGAGGCTGCCTCCGGTCAGCAGATATCCACCGCCGCTGTTCAACGAGATGTTATTGACGACTAGACAGTTCCCCCCCAAGCCAGCGGTCTCTACATCATAGAGCGTCGCGTCGATCGCTACGCTCTCCGCCCCCGTTCCGTCGAAGACGTTGTTTGTAACGATGCCAGGCAAGAAGAAATCGTTCGAGCTCATAAGAACCAAGCCAGGCGGGCAAGCCACGCCGCCAGTGCCTCCCGGGGCAGCCGCCGTTGCGGTAAACGTCGTCCCTACCGTGTTGTTTGGCGATCCTAGCGAGGTCCAACTCGTGCTGCCGGCGGTGATGATGGTGTACCGATCTCCGACGGTGAGATACTGTGGATCGAGGTTGCTGGTAATCACCGTATTTCCTACGAAGCGGATACCCCCGCATCCATTGAACTTCGCGGTTCCCAACGAGCAGCCCTGCACTCTCCACTCAACGTTATCCTGATCGGTTGCAGCCATGTCGATAGACCGAACAGATTGACCGATGATCAAACTGTCGAGGACAAAAACCCCTTGCGGGTCCTGGTTAACACCAGTCCCGCCGCTCGCATGAAATTGGACTCCGAAACACCCACCGAGCAATGTGCACTTCTCAAAATAGATGGCGGTAGGAACGTTTGGCGAAGAACCCGACAAGGAGGTTTTATGCACGACGCAGGCCGATTGACTTCCTAGAACCGCGTCGGCGGCGGCGCTGAAGTTGATGTAGCAATCGTTCATATCCTGCAAGAACAGGCCAACGAAAGCAAACTTCTGTCCATAGGTTGCTGACGCGGTATACAGCGAGACGTTGTCGATGACGCACGACCGAACGCCCGCGCCTGGCGCGCCGGCTATGCCAGTCATTTTGACGTTGATGGCGCCGACTATTGTTCCGACCGCGCTTCCGATTGAGTCCCCGACAGGGCAATCTATTACGACCTTGAAGTCCCTGAGCAGAAGCGAGCCGCACTGGCCGTCGTAGGAGTTGGCGTCTGCAATGGCGAAATTGAGCGTGGCGCTCGCGCTTCCGAGAATGATCTTCGACTGGCCGCCGACGCCGAACATACTGACGGCCTGGTTGATTGCGATCGTTGCCCCGACCTGGGCTGTGATCATGTACTCGCCCGCCAGCAGGGCCATCTTGCCGCTGTTGATGGCGCCCTGGAGGGGTATGGTGTCGTCGGTCAGGCCTAGGCCGCCGGCTTCGAACATTTCCGGTGTGACAAAGGCCCCGGAAAACAAGACGCCGCTAGGGCCGACCAACGCAGCGCCGAGAGCGATTGCGCCCGAGCCCTGGAGTACATGCGGGGTGGGCGAGTAAAGCGCGAGTTGCCCAGCGCTGCCAAACCCTATAGCCGCCGCGACCGCCGCATTGATCGCGGCGGTGACTGTCGCATCCAACGTGACCGTCGCCGCTGGCGTCGGGTTGGCGCCGCCGATAACCGTGTCATCAGCGCCCGTCGGCGCCGCTGGTGTCCCGGCCGCTGGCGGGACAACGACGCCGGCCAAGAAGGCGATCGTCCCGCCGTCGACTCGCTCGTAATCCGCGCCCGGCAACGTGAAGCCAAGTTCGGCTGAATATGTCAGGGTCGCCACGCCGATCAGCAGCGAGGCTGGACATCTGACGACAACCTGCGCCGGAGGCCCCGCAAGGAAGGCCACCGTCGCATTCGCATTTTGCGGCGAGCCGCCGGTGCGAAAATCCAGCGTTATGACCGGCGACCCCGCCATCGGACGGATCTGGAAAATCCAGACCGCCTCAGCGAGGTTCGAATAAATGCTGGCGAAGTTGGAGACGTTGTAGGTGAACTGGAAACGCTCGTTGAGATAAGCGGTGAGGCTTAATGTCATGGCGCTGGCCACGCTGCGGCGTCAATCGCGGCTTCTGTCGTGATCGTCGCGGCGGTAATCGCGGCCATGACTGTTTCGAGCGCGGCGAAGGTCGACTGAACCCAATCTGCGATATTGTCGGCGGTCGTTAGGAAATCAGCAGCGGAGATCGTCACGAAGGCGCCAGTCGAAGAGAATTGCCAAAGCACGCTGGTCGGCGCGCCGGATTGTTGTAGGCGCAGCGCGTTGCCGGTGATCAACGCCAGCGAAGTCGGGTCGGTGGCGAATAGGTAGGAGGTTCCCTCGATCGTTACGTTGTGGCCGCCGGTCGCTAACGTCCATTGCTTCGCGTTGGCGTAGGCTAGGAGTTGCGCGGTCGTTGGAGCCGGAAGCGTCGGGGCTGCGGGCGCGATCAGCGCGCCGCCGGAGAGCGTCCATCCAATCCCGGCGCCGGGCTGGATCATGAAAGACGACCCGGTCGGCGGCGACATCGTTGCACCGCCGGGCAGCGAAAGAACGCCGCCGGATAGCGTCGCCGCGGCGTCGACCAGCAGCGTGTTGACGACGACGCCGCCCACGACTTCTTGAACAATTTGCGTAACCATCCGCGCGCCCCTCAGAATTTGATAATGACGAAGCCATTGGCGCCGGTCCCGCCGTTGGCCGTGCCGCTGGCGCAGGCGCCCCCGTTTGACCCGCCGCCTGGAAACAGACCGGCCGCACCGACAGGACCGATGACCCCCCAATTTGGCGCGCCACCCCCGAATGGTGAGCCGCCGCCCGCGCCGTTGACAGGGAGCGCGCCAGATCCCGTGCCGGTGGCTGAGCCGATACCGCCCTGCTCGCCGTTCAACTCGATTTGAGCACCGAAGCCGCTGCCACCGACGCCCGGAACGTTGATCGCGTTAGGCGACCCGCCGCCGCCGCCGGTCGCATAAACCGGCGTGGTTGACCCAAAGGTGGTCGTGCCGCCAGCGCTGCCGTAATTGGCGCCGATGCCCCCGGTGCCGCCGGCTCCCACCGTGACGGTGATCACCTGCCCGGGCGTGACCCCTACGTCGTACGCGTGCGCGTAACCACCGCCGCCGCCGCCGCTCGATGATGCGTTGGTCCCGGAGGAGCCGCCACCAGCGCCGCCAGCGCCCCAGAGTTCAACCTCTTTCAGGTTGTAGAGTCCCGCCGGAACCGTCCATGTGGTTGAAGAAAGAAACGGTATTACCTGCGATATGGCTTGGCTGTCGGTGTAGACGCCTAGCAACTGAGCCGACGACCCGGTGTTGGAAAAGAGAGTGTTCGCGCTGGCCTGAATGTCGTTTTTCTGGCAAGGCGTCCCATCCGCCCGGGTAATGGTCAACTGGCCGAGCGATCCGATCTGGATCGTGGGCGTCGTTGTCTGGTTATTGTGAGCGACGTCCACCAAGTAGAGTTGGCCCTGCTTGTAGGCCGTGATCGCCGGCGCAAGATTGGTGACCTCGATCGCGTCGGCCGCGCCACTGTCCGCGCCGAAATACGGGCCGACGCCATTGACGCTGGCGCTGGTGCTGTAGGCGTCGATCAGTTGGACGCCCGAACCTGTATCGGCGAACAGCGTATCCGCGCCGGCCTTGATGTCGTGCGGCTGGCAAGGCGTCCCGTCCGCCCTGGTGATCGTTTGCACGCCGATCGAATTGATCTCGAATGTCGGCGTCGTGGTCAGATTGTCGTGCGCGACGTTGATCAGGAAAAGCTGGCCGGCGACATAACCGGTAATCGAGGGCGAGAGATCGGTAACGTGGATAGCGTCCGCCGATCCGCTGTCGATCCCGTAGTAGGGGCCGAGGAACCCGGTAGGCGGCGCGGGAAGATTGGCGGCGATGACGGCTTCGAGCGCCGCCAGAAACTCCGCCTCAAGCGTCGCAACATTGCCATCGTCGTTGACGTTGGCCGACTGATGATCGGCGGTAAATTGCGCAATCATGGTCGCGACGACGCTCGCTTGGCGCATCGCATTGTTGAAGGTCACCGGGTCGGCAATGCCGATTTGCGCACCGAGTTGGCGGATCGTCGCCGCAGCATAAGCCGCTGGTGTCGCAGGTATATTCGCGCCAACCCCAGTCGCCCAGGTGACAAATTCGTTGGTGGGAGGCATTCTGAAGTCCCTTTAGGAGACGATGTTCTGAGCGACGAAGTCGGGCGGTTCGCCCCAAGAGCCGACTTCCCAGCCGGAGACGAATTCGTTCATCAGGCCCCAACCAAACAAAGGCGTGTTGTCGACCGTGACGACCTTGATATCGAGATAGACGCCAGCGGGACCGATCGGGATCAGCTTTTGGGCAAGGATTTCGAGATCAACGACGCTCGGTATCTGCCCTGAGACGCCTATTTCCCAGTGCATCCCGATCGTCTGCAGCGTTGGCTGCGTCTGACCCAAGAACTCGCCCGGCGCGCGCCAGTAGGCCTGCCCCCAGCCATTGGCGGGAACGCCCCACGAGAACGGCTGGATGACACCGACGGCGCCGGAGACATCCTCAACGAACACATGGGTTGCCGGATTGATGAAGTACGCGTTGAGCGCGGCTTGCGCCGAGTCGGTTTGACCGTCGCCGTAGTTGGCGATGATCTTGGCGTAGAGCAGCCGGCGGTAGGTGTCGTCGTCGAGGCTGTCGATGTAGGCCGCGTTGATATTGGGGCCTTGCCAGTAGCCTTGCGACCAGCCGCGAAGCGGATCGCTCCAAGTGAACCAGGGCTGCGCTACCGGGATCGTGACCTTGCGCGATTGCCCGACCCATTGACCGACTACATCGAGCTGTGCACCGACCGCGACGTTGAGATCGAACGCCTGCGAGAGATTTGCGAAAAAGCTCTGGACATCGGCGAACGAAGCGACAGAGGCGGCGATCGTCGCATTGAAGTTAGGCTTGTTGGCATAGAGCGGCGGGATGAGCGCCAGATAGTCGTTGGTGGCGCGCATCAGGTTTTGCCTCTATAGGCTCTCAAAGAAGTTCTGGAGGATCGAAGAGATGACCGTTGACGAGCTGCGCACCGCACTTGAGGGCGTGCCGGGCGAGCTGGAAGTGCAAATGTATTGCGATCAAACGCTTGCGGAGGTGGACGTCGCGCACGTCGCTCGTCTGGACAGAAACTCGCGCATGAAACTTGGCGAGCCGTTATCCCCGAGGGGGACACCCTTCTTTGCGGTCGGCGATAAATATCCTGATAAATCCAAGCCTACGGATTGCTGACGATGACCGAGACGTTCCCCGGCACGCACAGCGGCGCTTCGTTGAAGTTGATCATTACGTCGGCTTGCGTGGGCGTAAGACCATCGCGCGCGACGGCGATCGATTGGATTTCGAACGTCTGCGATTGCAAGCCGCCGAACAGATAGGCCGCAGCGTAGGCGCGGGTCCATTGGATGCCGTTGCCGATCCCGATATTGTTGGTCCAATTGGCAAGCGAATTCTGGATCAGCGCCTCGACATCGGTCGTGAATCCGTTCAGCGATTTGATCGTCACGGCATAGGTGATCAGCGGTTCGAGCACCGGGAAATAGTTGACCGTCGAGGGAATGCCATAAGCGTCGGTGAGGATAACCGACGCCGAGCCATAGGTGCCGCAGCCGCCCTTTTTCGCCTTGATGGTCGCCGCGATCGAAGCCGCAACGCCTCCGTCGACGACGACCGCGATGCAATGGCCGGGAACGCCGTTCGCGTCGGGCAGGTTGCCCTCGTTCTCGTAGCAGCGCACGCGCGCAACGCCGGGCAGCGCCTCGATCGCGCCCTGTACGCCTTGCAGGATCGCGGTAGAGGAATTCATGGTCGAAACCGACTGGCGCTGGCGTAGCGTCGCGTCGTCCTCAACCGGCAACCCTGCAGTGGCGTCGGAGATGTTGATCGCCGACTGCCAGCCTGGTTGGCTGTTCGATATTTCGTTGATCGTACCTTGCGGCGCCAGGATCGCCCCCGGCGTCGTGCAAATCGCGGTGACGACGATCTGCCCCGAGTAGGGGATCGTGACATTCGCCGGCAGCGCCCATGTGAAGCCGCCCTCATCCTCGAGCAGGCCGTTGATGATCGGCGAGAACGCCTGACCGACGATCAGGATTTGCGCGTTCGAGTAGGAGGGGATCAGGCGTGCAAGACCGTTGATCTTGACGACGCTGGAAAGCCCGACGCCTTGCGCTGTAGTTGGTGAGAACGCGTTGTACGCTTGGACCGCCATTGCGTTGGTGTCGTCGATCGCGGAAGCAATCAACCCGACCCATTCTCCGTCTTGCGTCGAGGAATCTAGACTTACGTCGCTGCCGTAAATCGACTGAAACTGCGCCACGACCCATGCCAGAACGGTCGCCAGCGTCGGCCGGCTGATCCCCGTAGGCGTGATCGTGCAAACCGGCGTCGTGCCGGCCTGGATTGACGACGTCGCCATTTTAGATCGGACCTAGGAAGACATATTGGCCGAACGACGTGTCGACCTTGGCGGCGACATTCCACTGGCGCGTCTGCCGATTGAGCTGCGAATTGTAGCCGTCAATCCCGTTCACGTTCGGCGTGGCAAGGATGCGCTGTTGGATAGTCGCGTCGCGGAAGTCCTCGGTGTATTTGCCAAGCACGCGGGTCAACCAAGGCGTGCCGTCGTCGACATTTAAAAACCATTGCCCGAGCCAAAGTAAAAGACGCGTCTCGACCAACTGACCGACGCCTTCCGCCTTGTTGATGTAGTAGTCAGACGCGCCATGGCCGAAGACCATGTCTCCGCCGCCGGCGCCGGTGATAGCGACGCCGCCGGTAACAGGAGGACTGAGTTTTCTGATCCTCACGCCTCAAAGCCCCCCTGTCGCCCCGGCGCTGTCCGCGTCCGCGTCGGGGAAGGATTGGATCGCAACGATGTCATCCGCCGTCGGCTCGATTTCCGCCGCCATCGCGGCGATCAGCGCTGCGATTTGCGGTCCGGCCAGCGTGGCGGCGACGGCGAGTTCGTTCGGATCCAGGCTGACGCCCATCGAGCCGGCGAGCGCCGCGAGCTGTAGCGCGGGCAGCGCGGCCTGCAACGTCGCAATCGCTGAGTTGGCGTTGGTCATCAGCGCGTTGATCTGCGCCGTCATGGCGGTGAAAGCCGCCATAGCCACGGCTTGGCTAGTTTCCGTAGAGAGCACGCCGGCCGTCAACCCCGTGACCTGGGCTTCTATCGCCGCGAGCGTCGAGGCGCTTTGCAGCGGTGCGAGTACGGCTGAGAGCGAAACCGGCGTCGGCGGATCGATTCCGAAATATTGGGTTATGTTCTGCGCCTGCGCCACGACGTCCGTGAGGCCGTACGCGCCTCCGGTTGGCGTCGTAGCCCCGGAAAGGGCCGATACGCCCGTCTCCAGCGCCCCTACGGCCGCCGAGAGGCCTCCCGAGCCGGTTAGCGCCGAGACGAGGCCAGCGCCGGCCCCGCCGAGCGTCGAGGTCAGTGAGGAGGCGGCCGAGGTAATCGCCGAGGTCAGGGAAGACGTCGCGGCTGCGGTCGGGCTCGAAAGCAGCGAGCTTATACCGACCGACATCACCGTCGACATAATCGAGGAGATCTGGCTCGATCCGGACATTGGCGGCGGTATCGGCTTGGTCGCGACCAGTTTTCGGTTGGCGAAGGTCATTCCCGGCGAAGGCAGCGGGCTTTGCTGAATCGTGTTGATCAAAACCTTGGCGGCGTTTTTGATGATGTTGCCGCTGGGAAGATGGATGGTCCCCGCCGCACCGCTGCCGCCAGTCGCGCCGCCGCTGCTAACCCCGCCGCCGCCGCTGCCGACGATGACCAGGTGCTTGACCGTCGAGGAGTGCGTGATCCCATTCGAGGGGTGGACATCGCTGACGTGGTTGCCGTTGTCGGAGCGGTTTTGCTGCGAGGTGGTCGACGGCGGCGGATTGAGCTTGCGCGGGTCGGATCGGCCGCCTGGCAACCAGCGAGAGTCGGCGAGATGGTGCGTCCTGTTGTCGATCGGGTCCTGAATACCGCCTTTTTGGTGCCAGAGATCCTGGGCCCGGCTGAGAAACTGGACGATCCCCTCGTCGCCCTTTTTTACCGGGTGGGTGTGCGATACGCCGCCCCCGTTGGGAAAGTGCACGGGGCTGGTATCGAGCGGGGGGAACGCGATCATTTTGACCGTGCCGTCCAGCATGGTGATCGCGAGATTGACGGCGGAGCTCGCGGTCGCGATATGCCCATTGCTATCCTGCGAGATGATCGCTGGCAGTGAGGTCCAGATACCCTTCAGCGCGCCGTTGACAGCCTCCTCAACCGCGTCCATTTCCTGCGCGGCGTTCATCTTGATGCGCAGGACGTCCATCAGGTTCCACCCAATTGGGCGGAAGAGAAGGTTTCGGCGGGCGTCGGCGCCTGGCCGAGCACGTTCATCGCGAGGTCCTGATACCAGGGCGTCCCGCGCGTGTCGGCGTCGACGTCGATCCGATAAATCCTGTAAATTCCGTCGCCGGCAACCGCCGCCATGTTGATCGCATTGGGCAAATAGTTGGGGTCAATCGATCCGTCCGAGAGAAGCTGCGGAAGCATGCCTTGGACCAGCGACTCATCAATATGCACCAAGCTATGGAACTTTAGTTGTGGATTGATCAACGACCTTGCGTACAGGCCGCCGGTTTCGAGCGTCGGCATGCCGATCAGGCCAGTCAGCGTGTTCAATTCGGTCGCGCCGCCGGGGATCGCATCGTTGGGCGTGACCAGGTGCACCAGCGCATTTTGGATCGAAGCCGTCGCGCCCTTGGATTTGGCGACGTCGTTCATCAATTTCCACGCCATGCCGAACAGCGCGATCGAGCGCGGGTAGACCGGCGTCGAGAGCTGAACCGACGGTCCAACAAAGCCGAGGCCAACGCCGAACTGTTTCAAGGCGGCGATCGACGTGTTGACGATATCGTTCGGCGTCGAGCCGGGCGGAAGCGTCTTGTTGACTTGCGCGTAGGTCTGCGCCTGCCCGCCGTCCGAGGCTAGGATCGTCGTCATCGTGTCGGTCGGGTTCTCGCGGCCGTAAATCGCCTTGCGCAGATCGCCTTGAAAGATCAGCCCCATGTTCCCGACGTAACCGGCGCTGATCGAAACGTTGCTGCCCTCCGCCTGCGGGGCACAAAGCGCCTTCGCAAGCCCGGGGTTCTGGTTGGTCAACAGGATCGTCGCCGTATTCGGCTGGTTGAGCGTCGATTGCTTGATCTTGAAACGGACGCGGATGCTGCCTTCGTTGGCGTCATAGGTTTTGCCGATATAGGCGAAGGTGACCGCGCATTGGCGGATGTAGTTGGCACTCATGCCGCTATGTACAAATGAGCGGAACTTCCTAGATTGAAGAAACGCGGCACGGCGTCGGGATCTGCATCGGTAGCGCAGTACATTTGGCAACCGAAGTTCAAATACTCATATTGAGCCAGCAAGTCTGCCCCGGTAACCAACGGAATGCCTTGCACCAGAGGATTGTCGTCGCTGTCGGCGATATCCAACTCCCAGCAATCATTTGGCGTGAAGAGATAGATCAGCCTCAAGTTATAACTCTGCCCATTGGGGAAAACGACCGAAAGCGTTTGAGGCTGCGGCGTCAGCGGGACTTCGTAGACCGTCATGGCGAATAGGCCGTGGGCGCCCCAGCGCCGGCTGGGACGAGGCTTTGCGTGCCGGCCCCGGTGACGTCGTTCGGAAACGTCATCGCGCCGAAAGCGTCGGGGGTGACCGAGCCGGCCGGAATCGTCGCGACGCCATTGCCGACTTGCGGCGTCGGAACGCCGCTCGGGTTGTTGGTAATCGATCCGATTTGGCTTGACCCGTTGGTGTTGGCGGGCGTCGTCGCGCTCATCGTCGTGTTGGTGATGACGATATGCTGCGCGGTCGCGACGCACATCAGCGTATATTCGGAATCCGGGTCGGTCTTGACCAGGAGCGTGCGCAGCAACATCGAGGAATATTGGCGTTTTCCAGTCGAGATGTTGAACGGCGTTTTCGAGGCTTGCAGCGCGAGAAATGCCGCATAAACCGCTTGGACGTAGCCGGAGGTTTGCGCGTTCGAGTCCGACCAGCCGCAACGGATTTCAACCGTGTAGGGCTGAAGGAAGGCGTGGTCGGTGACTGGCGTCCCGTATTCGACGGGATGCTGGGTGATCGCCAATTCGTCGTTGTGTGTCTCCTCGACGACGACGTGGGGATAGAGGTCGCCGATCGAGCGGACGCCAGGTTGAATCAACGCGTAATTTGCCGAGGTGTCGCCGATCAGCGGGCCGAATGTCGACGCAGCCGAAACGATGTTGTTTGCCATCACGGACTCGCCGCTTGCAGGGCTTGGCTCAAATCATCGTTGACGCCCTTTTGCGCGCCGTGAACAAGCCGCGCGACGGCGACTGGGTCGCCGGTTCCGTCGACGTGGATCGTAGTTTGCGTCGGCGCGTTGATATGCGTGTCGCCGCTGGCCCCGCCCAAGATCGGCGGGCTCGCCATTGCGCCCGAAATGAGCGGTCCACCAAACGCCGGGATTTGCATAGGCGGTGTGGGCGCCGCGTTCGGCCGACTCAGCGATCCTGCAAGAGCGCCGTAATCCGGGTGAACGTCCGTTCCCGGCGGGAGCGCCTGAAAGTTGGCCCCGGCGCGAGCGGCTTCGCTTCTCAGCGTCGAGTTTACCTCGGCGGACGCGCCCGGATAGTTGCCCAGGGCGCTTGAGAGCGACCCGACGCCAAGGACTGTGATCCGTTTCGGATCGGCGCCCTTGTCGATTGCGGCCTGAATTTGCTGGCGGATCGTGGCCGCGGCGTGCGGCTCGTTGGATGCACCGCTCGAGATGACGACGTCTTTGCCGGCGAGGCTTTGCCGATAGGCGGAGATTCGCTTGGCGACCCAGTCGGGCGTCTTCCCGACCACCGCGTTGTCGCTATCGGCGTGAAGCGCGCCGGCCAAGCCCGCGCCGATGCTATCGCCGAAGATGACCGTGCCGCCGCCGAGCGGCGCGCCGCTCCTGGCCGGCGGGGCGTTGGCGTCCGGCGAGGCGCCGGAAGGCACACGCACGGCTGGCGTAGCGGGCTCTCCCCCGCCAGCGCCGACCAGACCCTTAGCCCAATTCCAGGCTTTCGACGCACCGCCTTTCCAGTCCCAGGCCGGCGCATCTTTCTGGTCATTTAGGCCCTTGACTATATCGGCGGCGGGCGGGTTTACCGCACGGTCGGCCTGATTGAGCATGCTGCCCGGCGTGTTGACCGAGCCATTCATCCAGACCAGCCAACCGACCAGGCTGTGAAACCGCATCGCGATATCGGCGATCGAGTCCGCAAGTCCTTTGACCAGCATGCGGAAGTCGCCCAATTCGTCTGGCTGGCCCAGCACGGCGCCAAAATCCTTGACCCATGCCGCTGTCATATCAGCGAGCGCTTTGGTTACCTCGCCGATCGCCTCGCCGATCTGAGCGCCGTTGGCGGTAATGAAGTCGTCGAAAGCCTGCATAGGCGCGGTGAAATCACGCTCTAGCGCCGAGCCGATCATGTCGGCGATGGCGCTGAGCTTGTTCGAGACGTCGCGCCAGATTGTCTGAAAGTTCTTACCGTCGATCGCCGCCTGCTCGATATTGAAACCAAGCGACTTGCGATAGGCCTCGAAACCGGCCAGATCGGGCAAGACCTCGTCCAAGTGCCGCTTCATCAGCAGGATCGGCTGCGCGGAAATGCCGACGACGGAGGCGAGGTTTTCGACCTGCTGGACGCTCAAGTTTCGCAGGTTCTCCAGCATCTCCTGCTGAATTTCGAGCTTTCCGGTAGTCGCGTCGAGGCCGAAGCCAAGCTTATTGAGTACCGAAATGTTGTTGCGATTTTCGCGAAGCTTTTGCGCAGCCGCCTCGAGTAGGCTGCTCGCCTCAGCCGCATTGCCCCCGTATTTCTTGATCAGCAGCGGAAAATCGTGGGCTAGCCCCGCCGAGCTATTGGCGCGCTGCGCGGCGAAGTAGAGATCGTCGAATTTAGTCGCCGCCTCCTTGACCGCCTCGCCGACCTTTTTGGCGATTTCAACCAACAGATCGCCGAGCAGTTGAGCCTTGAGCGTCGCGCTCGTAATCGCGGCCTCAAACTGATGCTGGTCGCGCTTGCCCCTCTCGGTATCCCAGCCGAGCGCAATCAGGAATTCGCGCAATGTTTCGGCCATCAGAACGTCGCGCCCTGAAGGTTTCGCGTCAGGTCCGCAGGCTGTTGCGTAATGCCAGCCGCGACCATGTGCGGGCTAGGGTTCGCCTCGCTACTGAGCCCGTCGATCATGATCTTCGTGTCCATCGGCGCGTGGATCGTCGTGCCAGCCGTTCCGGCCGCGCCGCCTAGCGTAGGTGTCTGGCCGCCCATCAGGCTACCCGTTAGGGCACCTTGCGGCTCCCAATTACCCATCCCTTTCCAAGGATTTGGCAGATTGCTCACCGCGGGAGCGCGTGCGGGTTCACCTGCGGGCGCGTGCTGTGCTGGCTCATCGAGCGCGCCGAGCCGCCGCCCGATCGGCCCGAAATACGCAGTGCCGCTTGTACCCCAGGCGTCGGTACCGGCGGCGCCGGTATTGAGATATCGATTTGCACCGCCTACGCCCTGATTGTGCGCATAACCCAACATTTGTAGTTGTTGCGGTTTCGACATCGCCGCGAATTTTGGATTTCGCATCAATTGGTTGTAGTGATCGAGCGTGTAGTTTTCGAAAAACCGCTCTTGCATCGCTGGATCGGCGAGAAACTCAGCGGTGCTAGGCCTCGGGACGCCGAGGCGCGCGGCGGTTTCGGTAATTTCCGCTGGGCCCATCTGGTAGCGGCCAGCGAACCGTCCGCCAGCGCCGCCCATGCGGTCGTAACGCTTACCCTCAATATCGGTCAGCCCCTCTTTGAAGGCCCCGTATTGTTCGGCACTAAAGCCGGTTCCGGTCGTCATCGAGGTCGCGTCATACGGGACGCCAGTGGGGCCCGTCGCCGCCGCGGCGGGGGCTCCCCGCAGCGGGGACGCACTCGCACCACCCCCAGGCGCGGCTTCGGCACCGCCTCCAGCCGCCGGAGGGCCGCCACCAGCCCATCCAGGGGCGTGCCTGCGATAGAAATTCTTTGCCGCGCCCCACACACCGGTCGGCGCCGAGCCATCAGCGTTCGCCTGACCGCCCGCGCCTAGCGCGCCTTCGATCGCCGCACCGCCGCGGTTGTAACTGTCCAGGTCAGATTTGTTGCCGGATAGGCGATTGAGGATATCGGCGAACTTGTCGCCGTAGCTCAACAGCAATTGGATATCTTTGATGAAGCCGTGGAAGTTGTCGGCCAATTCCTTGATCGACACCGCGAAATCGCGCATGCCATCGCGAAACGAATCGAACGACTGCGGATCGTTCATGATCTTCTGGAAGTCGCCGACCCAAGCCGTCGTCATCGCCAGCAGCGCCTTGCTGATGATGTCAATGTCGGCGCCGATTCCCTTGCTGTTCGCCGTAAGGAACTGGTCGAACGCGTTGAGCGGACCGATCAGCGCCTTTGTCAACCCGCTCCCGATATCATCGCTGATCGCGGTGATCTTGTTGTGCGTATCGCGCCAGATCGTCGCCAGCTTATTCGCGTCGATTTCGGCTTGCGGCAGATCGAAGCCAAGCGTCTTGCGATAAGCGGCGAGTTTGTCCATCTGCTCGAGGATGTCGTCAGCGTTCCGGCGCAGCGCCATCGCGACGTTGTCGGACATGCCGACCTGGTGTGCGCCCTGGATCAGCAGCGCCGTGCTCATGTGAGACAGGTTTTTCAGATACTTCTGCTGCAACTCCATTTGGCCGGTGATCGGGTTCAACCCGAAGCCCATCCGGTTGATGTCTTGCACCGCGATCGAGCCGGCGCGCAGCTTGGCCGCCATGCTCTCGATCGAGCCGGCCGCCTCGCCCGCGCTGACGCCAGCCTGCGCCATCACTTTGACGAAATCGCTTACCGTCGCCGCAGCTGTATTCGTCCGCTGCGCCTGGAAGTAGAGGCGGTCGAAGTTGGTCGCGACGTTCGAAACGCTATCGAGAACCTTGCGGGCGAGCTCCTCAAGGCCGTCGCCGAGCAGCCTCGCCTTGAGGGTGGCGCTTTCGATCGCCGCCTCGAACTGTTTCTGGCCGGTTTGATTGGACGCCCAGCCCAGCGAGATCAGAAACTCCTTGACGGTATCGGTCATTTCCTTTCCGCCGCCTTGCGCGCCCGCGCGTCATTCTCCGCCTTGACGGCGAGCGCGTCATTCATGATCGCGATGTCGAGCAGGTCGAGCGTGCCGTCTTTCAGGCTTTCGTATTTGCACCAGTTCGCCGCGACCGGCGCCAACAGCCAGTCTAGGTTATCCGGCATCCTTACTGGATCGAATGTGAGGCGGCCGGATTCGCGCCTGTCAAACTTGACAGGCCGGCGGGCAAAAAACCACCGAAGGTCTCCTGGAAGACGCCTAGCGCAATGCGCAGCATGACGGTGAAATCGTTGTTGATGTCATCGAACATCGAGCGCCCGGCGTCTGCCGACCAGACCTTTGCCCAACCGATTTCGCCGTCTCGCTTGCGTTCAACCGTCGCCAGGCAAGTGCCGATAATGAACCTGCGGTCCCCGGCCGACATTTTAGCCAGCTCGCGCGCGACCGGCGTTGCGATATGCCCCAACTGCTCCAGGGAGGTCTCGGCAAGATTGCCAACCCCCTGCTGGCGCATTTGCACCAAGAGCGGCGCGAGTTCTCCGAACCCGGAGGCGAGCAACGGCGAGATTTTAGCGATGATCTCGATTTGGTCGAACGCGTTGATCCGCGACGTCTGGCGATAGACACAGTCGCCTACCCTGAATTCCATTCGCGTCACCCTTTCCAAAGTAAATCGTCAATCTAGCCGCTTCCATGTCGGCTCTCTCGATACGCATCTAGCGAACGATCCGCCGCCTTCCGACGCGTACATTCGGTTCAGCTTATCCTCTCGCCGGCGGCAATCCTCAACGCTGGCGAAATAGGTCGGCTGGCCCTCAAGCACGCAAACCTGGGCTGGCCCGGGTGCGGTGCAAAGCATCAGCGCGATGATTGTGTTCAACGGAAGCCCCTTTCGCGCTCCGGGATTGGAGCTACGAAGGAGTTATTTTACATCACAGTATTACGCAACTCGTTCCCTAAAGTATCTTCTGGCGGCTTAGATCGACGCCATCAGGAGGCCCGCTGCTAAGCCCTTTGGTCTGGCACTCCTGTTCTGAGCAATTTTGCTCATAAGGGCGCAAGATTCAGGAGATCGCTTTTTGCCACGGTTTTTCGCAGCAGCCTTGGCGCGTGCCTCAGGGGTGTGAATAAGCGCGACGCACTTGGCTATTGTTTGAGCGGAGGGCGGCGGACGGTTGCGCGCTGCGACACTTCGTCTATCGCGCGTCTCATCGCTTTGATTGAGAACGGCTTGTCTGATCAGCTCGCAGGTTTCTTTGGAATGCGCGTACCCGCTCTTAGCGCGCCTTCCGGCTACAGCCGCCGCGATATGCTCAGGCGTTCGGTTGAGAGCGGCGACCCGTTTTCTTTCCCGCGTTTCGGGCGAGTCGATACGTCCCTTTAGGGCCGCGCTTCGCTTTGTCTTTGTGAGGGGCGCCGTCCGTCTCGATATTTCCCCAATGAGCCGCTTTCCAGCCTCGGTGTGTTTATGCCCAGACGCGCCCTCGCCACCGTCCGTCAGATTGAGCAGCGGGCCACCATGCCGATTGCGACCGATTGAAGCAATCAATGCCACTTCTAGTTCGTAGGCGGCAGCCTCGGTTAAGTTTTCGCTGACCTTCGCGATGGGAAGCTCGCCATATTTCCTAATGAGGTTGCGAAGATGCTTGTTGTGATCGCGGCGAGGCGTATAGCATCGCCGTCCGACGCCCTTTCCAACGTAGCATGGCGCGCCATTTGGGCGGAAAATCACATACACGTAGAACCGAGAATCGCTCATGCCCGCACTTATAGCATGATTGTCTCAGCTATTGGGCGATCGGGAGTCCTGCTGAAAGTCCGGTGTTCATTAATCCGTTCCCCAATACTTCCGACGTCGCGATGAAGTCGAAGGCCCAGACATTGAGGCCGCCCTCGGTAGAGTAGCCGATGTCTGATTGTTTGATGAAAGCCCCGGCGGTCGCAACAATCGCGTCGCCACTGACCGGATTTGCGATCGTCAGGATATTCTGCCCCCAGTATGCCGCCGATTTTGATTGATAGGCGTAAAGCTGGTTCATCAGCGCATTGCCCGTCGCCGTCTTCAAGAGCGAGATCGTGATGCGGCTCGCCGTCGTCGCCTTCAGCGAGTGCATGCCGTCGCCATTCGCGCCGATCGTCATCGTGTTTTTGTCAGAGGACATCGCAATGCGAATGCTCTCATCCGAGACGCCAGACGAGGCTATATCGAAGTTTCCGCCAGGGCCTGAGATAGATGCCTGAACGTCAAAGAACGAATAGACGCCACTTTGGACGGCCATGTTACTGTCTCCGGCGAGTTAGTGTGATGTAGTATTCAAGAATAGGCGACAGTATCACGGGTTGATGTTCAAAAGTACGTCAGCTATTTGCACGGCACCTGCCAACTTCGCGGCCACCTGAAATGGAACGCTGATACGTTCTTCTCGCAAGTTCTCGGCCTGCGTAGCAACAGGAGGATAATATATGTAGTACCCCTTTGTAAGTATCTGCCCGTTCTGCAATTGGCCGAAGCCATCTGCGTTCCATTGTCCCGGCGCCATCAGCCCATTGTTGATACCGGCCTCGCAGCCTGCCGCAATCGCGGTCGCGATCTGGTTAGACCCGGCATCGGTCTGCGGAATCTTCGTGCCGGTCGTGTAGAGCAAGTTGAACACGTCGGTTTGGATTTGGTTCTGCAGCCAATCGACGCCCTGGACCTCATCGAACCAGTAGCCGTTGGTCATCTGGCCGTTCCAAATCATCACCGCGCCGTTGGACACTGTGATGTTGACGTTGCCGCCCTTGCCGATCAGCGTCGCGAACTGCGTCTCGTTGAGTTGTTCGGCCTGGAGGCCCGGCGCCTGCTTGTAGGCCAGGGTCAGCGTCGTATCGTTGCCCTCGAAATCGACGGTGAAGCCGCGCCCGAACATCGTCGCGACCGCGTAGGGGTTGAACGCCGAATACATCCAGAACATTTTGCGGTTGTTGAGCGATTGTAGCACGCTCCCCAGGTCGGCCGTTTGCGTCGGGTCCATCACATTTGTGTTTTGGATCGTCGTGCCGAACATGCGCTGGCGCTGGCCGGCGAGGATATAGGCGCTGATCGCGATGTAGTCGGCCTGGACGAGCTTGACGGTCGTGGCGTCCATCAACCCGTACCACTGCGAGGAGGTCGCCACGCAGGCCTGTACGCCGCTCAGCGCGCTCTCGGCGTTCTGCCCCGGGATCAGTGGCGAGGCGCCGGAGGCGGACGTAAGGCCGAGCAAGGTCGAAATGTCGGTGGTGCCGCCGATCGCCGATGACGTTGAGCCGAACGAAACCGAGGAAGCCGGGCCGGTCGTGTTGCTGGTGATGACGAATTGGGTTTCGGCGGAATTCCAGACGCAGGTAACGCCGGAGGTGAAAGCAGCGACCAGCGCGGTTTGAATGATCGACGCCACGCCGTTCATGTTCAACGCGGCCGAGAAGTTCAGCGGTTGGATATTGGCCGCGACGCCGTTGACCGAAATGCGAAATGATCCATCCGTGATCGCGGTGAAGTTCGAGAGCAGCGCCTGAAGCGGGTTGAGCGTCGCGGCGCCCAGCATGCCGGCGGTTGCCGTGCTGGCCCAGCGGCCGATATAGACGATCGCGGGCTGCGGCGACTGTTCAAAAAACAACTCCGCCGCCAGATATTCTGGAGTGTTCGAGGCGAAGTCAACCGCGACCTCCTCAAAGCCGGAATACTGGCGGATGCGTTCATTGGTGTTGATGACGTTGGAGTCTCCCAAGATCAACAATGTACCAAAGTTCTCGAACGGGACTGCCGTCGGCGTGAACGAGACGGCTACGTTGACGAAGTCCGAGACGTCGACCGCAATCACGTTTGCCATTTGGTTGGTCCCTTATTCGACGAGCGGGTTGACGCTGAACGGTGTCTGCAGCGGATCGGTCAGATCGCCGTCGTGCTGATCCGTGAGGATCGTCCCCTGCATTTCCAGAATGTTGAGGATCGGCCACACCAGCGTCGTGCGGCGCCGGAACATGATCTGAATATCGGCGCGGCGCAGCGTTTGGTTGTTTACGATCTCAGGCAGAAACACCGTCTTGCCGGGTATCTCCATAAGCGCGAGGCCGGAGTTGTAGAGCGTCTCGCGGTTTTGCGGGATCATCAGGCCGGTGCGCAGTAGCTTGGCGTTGCCGCGCGCGGTGGGTCCGTAGAAGCTCGCCAGCACGGTCACGGTGTCGACGTCGTAGGAGATCGTCGAGCCTTGGCCCGCGCTCAGGTGGACCTGGCTGATGTTGGGCTCGGGGTCTTCGTCGGTTATCCCGATCGCGCACCAGTCGACGGACGGCTCGGGAACGGGCGGCGGACGTGGCTGCCACCGTGGTCTGATCAGATTGCCCGGGAGCCCCGTGACACCCACGACGAGAGCCTGAAGGATCTCGTCAAGGGCAGTATCTTCAGGCGGAAGACCGGCCGGCGCCGGGCTGAGAAACCCGCCAGTAGAACTGTCGTTAGTGTTGGCCACTTACGCCTTGACGGCTTTCTTCAGCGCGACCCCGAACTTGGTCCCGTCCCAAACATGCGGCTTTTTCATGCGTGGCTTCGGCGCGCCCATTTGCGCGAGAATGTGCGGCGCGCCGAGATTGAGCTTTGGCTTGGTCAGCATGTGCATCACGTAGTTAACGCGACCGCGGTCGGCCATCGCTGGCGTCTTGAAGCGTGAGTCTGGGAAGCCAAGATTTGCTGCCTCAAGGAAAGGCGCGGCTTGCTCCGCGGTGAACGCCTTCGCCTCGGCAGGGAAGGCGGCGCGAATGTCGTCAAAGCTGATAGCCACGGTGGCTCCTTCAGGATGTGGGGTTCAGCGGCAAGAGGTCGCAGCCCGCTTTCACGAAGCCTGGACCGAACGCCGAATAATCCTCGACGCTGATCACCGTAAAAACGCGCGAGTGCCAACAAATCGTATCGGCGTCACGGTACGTCGAGTCGTTGGTCTTGTATCCGGCGCTCAGCGGGTAGGCCGTGAACACTTCGATGTAGGCGACGACCCGCGAGCCATCGTCGCCGCGGCGTAGATTGGACTTGCCTGGCACAACGATCGCGGTGACCGTCTCTGGAAAGTTTGGCGTCACGACGTCTTCACCGCCCGTGCCGATAACGCCCTGATTGACGGTGACGGTTATCGTGTCGGTGAATTCCGGACTGTCGAGTACATCCTCAAATGAAAGGCTCGGGGGCATCTTTCGCTATTCGCCCCCGATTGAGAATTCGTAGCGACGACCGCCACGGTCTATGACGCCGGCAACCGAGCGCTCAGCGCTTGAGACTGTCGCCGCCGCCAAGCAAAGCTCACCGCCGATCAGCGTGGCGCCGTTCAAATTGGCGATATAGTTTCGCAGCGCTGACGGCGGTTCGGCGAACAGATCGCAAAGCGCCTCATGTTGCTTGCGGTCTAGCGCGTCTGTGCCTGCCATAGGGTTTCTCGCTATTTCGGGCGAATGACGAAAGTCACCGCGGCATGTCTCAGTTTTCAGTATCCCCGAATTTTCCTCAGCGCCGCGGCGATCATTTCGTGTTCTTCGGCGGTGCCTGAATTCTTGATCGAGTTGGCCCTCCTGCCGACAATCCAGACATTGCCGGGCTCATAGCCGCGAGACGAGTCGATGCGATCGATCGACGGGGAATAGATACCGTCGCGAACTTCTGGTGCCGGCCAAGGATGGCCGAGCAAAGGACAGTAATCACCCATCGGAGGAATGTCGCCTAGAACAATAGTAAATGTTCGGCCCATCCGTTTAGACCGGTGCTTAGCCTCTGCATACAGGAGCTTCACTATATTATTGGCTCGGTACCTGCGCGCTCTTGCCCGAAGAACTAGGACAGGTGTGTTTTTACGGCATTTTTTGTTTGATTCTTTCGCCCGTTCGGGGTGTCGCTCGCGATACTTCTTGGCATGAGCAATGCGACGAGCGGCGAACGCGACCGGATCGCCCGCCCTTAATTCGGCCTCATATTGCCGCTGCCGCGCAACCCTGCGCTCACGAAGCTCGCCGTCAGTCTTTGTCTTCGGTCGCCCGGTTCGCTTTATTTTCTGGTATTCGCGCAGGTCTTCGGCCGTCTTTATCTCAGGTGGGACAGGATTAAGCTCGCGATAGCGCCGCCTTCGTATGGCTGCCTTCTCGGCTTCCCTCTTGTTATGCCCCACCGGATCGATCGCTTTTCGCTCAAGATAATACTCGTGCGCGCGCCTTAGTTTACGTTCTCGCGCCTCTTCAACGCTGTATTTTCTGGGCCGTCCGGTTTTTGACATATACAAACGTTATCATCACTTGGCCCGTATAACAAATGATATGCTGTTTCTCAACGCCCCCGTGTCAATCAAAGGACTGAAGTCTCCGCCCATCCATTTCGCCATCATCGTCGATTTGCGCGCGTCGCTGGCGTTCTGATAGCCGACCTTGCGCCGCAGCCGAGCGGCCTTGGTCGCATCCTTAATCGGGACGAACGGCCCATCGGTGATCTTCAATTGGACCGCGGCGGCGGCGGCTAGACCTACCGCAACCAGTTGCTGTGTGACGTCGCCGACGCTCTTGAAGTCTAGCGCGAGCTCGCCGGCCTTTTTCAGCTTCGGCAGCAGCGCTGGCATTGCGCCTTGAACGCCGGGGACGAGGAATGGCCGCGCCGGGATGTTCTTGATCGGCGAGCCCGTTTCCATGATCCAGCCGAGCTGTGCGTTGTTAATCGGGCTCGGCTTGGCGCCTGGCGCGTCTTGGCGCTCAGCGTTCTCGGCCGGGATCCCCACGAGGACTTCGTTTTTTGTGAGAGTGCGAACAGCCTTGAGGACTTCCTCGACTTTGTCTTTCGTTATACGAACGCCCATCGGTTGCAATCACCGCAGGAACCGATTGCCAAACCCAAACACAGTCCGGCGCGGCGGCGGCGCAGCATAGAGCCCGCCCATCGCGGCCTGCTCGATAAGCTTCCAGAGCCGCTGCCCGTAGGACGTGGCGTTGTAGATCCCCGCGCCTTCCGTCGTCGCTACGTTGACGTCGTAGGACGCTGAGAGGCCGCCTGCAGCCTTGGACGTCAGCGGAGCAACGGTGGCGCCGGGAGTACCGCCCTTGGAGGCTGCGGCGGCCGTCTGCATGCCCAGCACGATGTTGTGCGCCGCGAACAGCATTACCGCGAGATCGAAGCTAGTCCCGAGGCGCGCTGGATTGAACGTCGCCTGCGTGAACCAATAGGCGACCTGGTCATCGCTGGCGGTTTCCGCAAATTCCGGAAATACGATCCGAAATGTCGGAACGTTAGGCACCCTGGAAACCGGCGGCGGCGCGCTGCTCGGACTCGGGAACCTTGGCGAGGCCCGGGCCTGGCTTGTCCGAGTTGAGCGGCTCGGCGCCGGTCTTGAGGTCGCGCTGTGCGTCGGCATGGGCGAGCGCACGCGCGCGGTTCGGCTCGGCGAATATCGCGCCGGACTTCAGCGCCTTGAAATGGGGGTTGGCGGCGACCCAGGCTTCCCAGAATTCGGTCGGAACCTGAGTAATGCCGTAGCCGCCTACGATATTGGACGAGTTGCGCCCCTTGAGGGTGATCGAGCCGTCGAGCGGAATATGCTTGACGGTATTGTCGGGGGCTGTCTGCGCCCGGAACAAAGTCAGCTCCAGGCCGTGCGGCAATTTGCAGCCGATGTTAACGAAGTTGTTTGCAGGCGGCGGCGCCTCAACGAAGCGCGAGCGGGTTTCGGCCGGCCCTCGGCCCTCGTCGGCCTTGGCGGCGGCGAGCGCAGCGGCGCGGGTATCGGCGGCGGATTTGGCGTCTGCCTTATCCTTCTCTGCCTTGTCCTTGGCGTCCTGGGCCGCCTGGGCATTGTCGTCGTCTTTGCCGGCCATGTCGCAGTTTCCTTCACGGTTTGAGGGCTATTTCGCGAATTTGCGTAAAGCCGGATTCCGGTCCTGTTTCTTTGCGCGTCAGACTCCGAGCATCTGAGCGATGGCAACCGGGCGGGGAATGATCGCGCCCCATCCGCCGCCGATCTTCTTTTGCTTGTAGGAGCTGAGATCAGAGACGATACGGCCGGCGCGAAGTTTCTCGGTAAATGCCGTGTAGGCCGTCCTCTGACCGTCGTATTCGTCGACGTAGAGTTGGATCAGCTCACCAGCGGCGGTGTTGTATTCGGGAACGGTCACGATCTTCAGGTTGGGCCAATTCTCGTAAATCGCCTTGCGAACGCTGGCCATCGTGTAGGCAGTCACCGCGCTCATGTAGGGCTCGACGATCGGGGATAGGGCCATCGTCAACGGCGTGTCGCGATCAATCATCGCCGGCATTTGGCTTTGCAGCTTGGTATAGAGCAACTGGACATCTTGGAAGATTTCACTCGCGAGCGCGACCGCCCAAGTTGTCCCGCCGGCGACCTTCGTCACCGGGGTAATTGGAGCCAAAAGCGCCGGATCGTTGAGCAGCCCGTAATTCTGCAATGAGCCGATGCCGAACAGATACATCTGATTCTGGAATTTGCTCATCGTCAAGGCGGACGAAAAATTCAAATCCGAAACATAGTTGATCTGCGCGAGGCCGAACATCTCGGTTTCACGATCGCCGTATTGGGTGATCGTCTGGTAATGGTAGGACTGCCGCGGTTCCCACTGATAGTTGGACCCGGTCGAGCCGTTGTTGCTATAGTCGTTATAGCTCGCGACTTCGCCAGTGGCCTCGACCATCGGGAACTGAGCGGTCAGTGTTACCCAATCGCCCTTTTTCTGTTCCGGGGCGACCATCGCGGCTTTCATCGGCGTGGTCAAAACGCGGATGGTTTTCGGGTCGAGCAGATTCGCCATATAGGCGGGAATGCCAACGTTCTGTGCGGTGATCATCGTCGGCTGGGCGTCGAGCGCCAGTTGCGGATTGTCCCGCCAATCCTCAGCCATGTACTCGGCAAATTCGGGAACGATGATGCCTCGGCGTTCGAGCACCCGTAGCTGATCTGCACGCATTTTATTTCGTCCTTTCTTGGCGGTAAGCGCACGGAAATTCAGCCGCTAGGAGGTGCCTGCGGAGCCGCACTCAGGGGTTCGGATTTGGTTGGAGGTCTTTGGTTCGCGCTGATTGTCAGGCGCGCGCGTCCTGGGGGACTGAGGGGTTTTTTAGTGCGGGCTGATCTTGGCCAGTTCGCCGGCCGCCGCGTAGGTGTCGACGTACCAAGCTGTTTCGATCGCGCCGGCCGAGGTGAAAGAGGTGCTCGAAACCACCGTCGCGTTGTTGACGATGTATGTCCCGAGGCCACCAGTCCCGGTCCCGAGCGCGGTGATCTGCGTCGCGCCGGAGCCACCGGTCAGGGTGTCGCCCACCGCGAACGTGCCGGTGAGGCCAGACGCGGCGGTGAAGACGCCGTAGGCCTGCGTGATCGCCTCCGAGGCGAGGGTCTGCGCGATCGACACCTCGTACGTGCCGACGCCGCCAGCGGTCCCGGAAAGTTGGCTGAGCACCGTTTGGCCCGAGACAACGTTGGTGCCGGAGAGCACGCCGCCCGGCTGGATGACGCCCGGGCTACCAGTCGGCGCGGTCGTGACCGTCATAATGCCGCCTTCCTCGTCCAGATTGAACGGGTTGGCTGGTGCGATAGAGGCGGTGAACGAGGCGGCGCCGGCGGCGATCGAACCAGTGACGGCGCCCGCGGCCGGTGGCGTAGCCGTCGCTGCGGCGTAGCAACTCCCGTCCGCATAGTTCGCATAGACTTTTTGGCCAGGGGTCGCGCCGGCGGCAAAGCGAGCCCAAAAGTCGCCGGACGACATCAGGTTGATTTCATATCCCGGGACGACGATCATGGTTGAGCGACCCAACCATTGCGTGATCAGCGCGACGTTGTCCCTATGGACAAAGCCGATGCGACCATTGCCGCCGCCGCCGATGTTGCGAACGACGCCATCGTTATCGGCCCAAGCGAAGCGCCCGACGGTGACGCCAAGCGGCCCAGCGACCAGGCCTCCGGCGCTGGTGAGCATGCTCGATCGCGGATTGGACGAAGCGAAATCGCCCTCGATGGCCTGGGCCGGCTGAGCGTTGACGACTTGCTGAAACATTGGATTCTCCTATTTGCGCGAGGGCGACAGGCGGGCCTTAGGCGAAGTGCCGAACTGGGGCGGCGTTCGGAAACATCTTTTTGAATTCCGCCTCGGCGTCGTCGGTGCGAACCGCTTTTGAATCGCCGACCAGCGTCGTTTGGCGCTCGCCCGGCTTCGGCGTCATCTTGATCAGCGATCGGAGCGCGCTTGCGTGAACCTTGTCCGCATCGGGGATTTTGAGCATGATCGCGGCGGCGCGCTCGATTTCCTCGGCGCTGTCGTAAGCGATGGCGAGGGTTCCGACCCACGGGCGGACGAACGCTTCAGCGTCACGGGCGCCGCGCATTTTCGCCATGATACGCGCCTCGGTTGCTTTGGAGGCGGCTTGAACGGCCTCATCCATCGCCCCTTGGTTGATCGGCGGGTCAGCGGCGTCGCGGGCGGCTTTGTCCTTGGCGGCCTTGTCCTCGGCCTCCTTTTTCTCCTTGGCCTCGCGCTTCTCCTTTTCCTCTTCGGTCTCGTCCTTGGCTGCCTTGTCCTTGGCGGCCTTGGCGTCGCGAGCCTTCTTGTCCTTGGCCTCTTTTTCCTTCTTTTCGCGGGCCTCTTTTTCTTCCTCGGTCTCGTCGGCCTCGTCTTTGGCCTTTGGCTTTTCCTCGGCCGGGTCCATCTCATCGAACGCGCCGAGGAACGCGGCGAAGTCATCCAGCTTGGCGTCGCTCGCCAACTTGCCCTTGGTCGCCGCCGTCACGCCCGCGATGATCGCCGGCTTGCTGGCCTTGAAATTCAAATGGGTGATCTCGGCAAAGACAGGCGTCAGATCAGGCTTGGCGTCGGCGGCCAGCTTGCCGGCCAGATACCCAATCGACGCGCCCTGAACAAGGAGCGCCTTGCGGCTTAGAACTGCGGTGGTCATGGTTGGCTGCTCCTTCGTTGACTGGTCTTCTGCGAGCAAGGACTCGTCGAGTCCAAGCGCTTTCAGGGCCTCTTGCGGCGTTTTGAACTTGTTTCGGAGCGCGGCGGCGAGCGGCGATTTCATTGGAGTGGCATTCCGAAAACCCTTCGGCTATCGTGGGTTGATGGCGATCATGACCGCGCAACCGAAGACGGATTTCTACGTTTACGTGTTATTTGACGCTGACGGCGTCCCCCGCTACGTCGGTAAGGGACGGCTCGGCCGCTGGAATGGGCATGCGCAGAAGCCGTTCGTGGCTGCCTCCATTGCGGCCTTTGGCGATGTACCGAAGGTCAAGGTCCGGGAGCAGCTTTCCGAATACGAGGCCTACTCGATCGAGCACGCGCTGATTTGCTCACTGGGACGCGCGCCTGATGGGCCGCTTGTGAACCGCACGGACAAAGGAAGTGGTCCGAATAGTCGGCAAGTTGCCGACTGGCACGCGTCGAGGCCGTTCGAAGACCGATCGGCAATCGCGAAGAAAGCGCGCGCGACGTGGCGGGAGCGCACTACGCCCGAGCAGCGTAGTGCGACCGGCCGGGCGAACGCGTTAGCACATGGAAGCGAGGCGATCAGTGAGCGTTCGCGGCGGACGCGCGCGGCCGAAACGCCAGAGGAAAAATCACTTAGAGGACGGGCAGGCGGTCTTGCCTCAGCAACCGCGCTCACTCCCGAACAGCGGAAGGGCCGCCGCAAGGGCCTCACCGTATATTGGGAGAACACAACACCTGATGAGCGACGCTCAATTGCGAAGAAAACCGGACTGGGCAGAGCGGCAGCTTCCGACCTTAGCGCTTGGGGCAAGCGCGGGGCCACCTCTCTTAACGGTTCACGAACGCCCGCGGAACGATCTGCGCTCGCGAGAAAGGCCGCGCTAGCCGGCGCAGCGAAGCGCCTACAGGCCGCGCAGCGCGCTCGAGATCAACTCCCACTCGCGATCGAAGATTGACGCGTCACCAATCAATACGTCAGGCCCCGCCCTTCCTTCGACCACTATCGCGACATGATTTCCTACGATAGCCGTCATTCGGCCATCGTAGGATTCACCCTGAAATGCGCCGGGCTCCATGATTGGTTTGTAAGCATAACTGCATGACAACTCTCTTTTGAGTCCTTCCTCGATCTTCTCGATATCTGAGGCTGGCCAGACGACCAGGCTGTTGTCGAGGTAGGGGAACGTGAACTTGGCGTCAGTTCCGGTTGACCCAACGACGAGGTCCGGTTTGTGATCCTTGGCCGTGTGAGCGACGTGACGGCTCATCAGCGGAATGTTGTTGAAGCTTTCGGCGGCGGCTTCCAATTCTCCGGGATCTCTAAACATTTTGTAGGCGCGGTCGCGGTCGAGCCCCAACTCTTGCCAATGCGGAATTTCGCGACCGAAGTATGTATTGACCACGGCCTTGCTGATATGCGCCGAGCCAACGTGCAGCCGGCCGTAAATGTCATAGCGGCGCGTCGACTCGCCTGGCTGCGGCTGGCGGTCGAACGCCAGAGCCGGCTCAGTCGTCATGTCGGTTTGTCCCTATTGATGCGCCCAGTATTTGACGGCGAGGCCGAAGAGATTCCAGCCGATGACCGCCAAGCCGCAAGCGATGATCGCGACCCCGCCGAGCCAAGCGATCGGAACCAAGGCGGTTCTGCGGGTCGGGTCGGCTCTATTTACGGCGACCCCCATGCTCAGCGCGCCGACAATGATGAAGCCGGACGCGACAAGCCAGGGCATTTGCGGTTGGTCCTTAGTCGGGAATGAGCGGCGCGCCGTAGCACCTGCAATTCCAGGTAGTGCCAGGATTTCCACGAATGTCTGGCGCGTCGCAAATTGGCGGGTCGTCGTAACGAAACGTCTTTCGATTCAGCGCGCGGTGCGACGGTCGCACATTGCTGTCGCCCGCCGTGACCCACGTGTAGTGGGTAACCCCGATATGCTGCGCCCGCACTTGGGTCAGCGTCGCTGCCGTCCGCGCTGTTTCCGTCCGGGCTATGAGCGTCGCCCGTGACCGCGTAACCTCGCCCGTCTCCATGATCCGCGCCGCGATCTCCCCCGGGCGCGTCCCCTGGATGAGCCCTTCTTGCGTGAGTTCGCGAACTCGCACTGCAGCCTCGGTCGGCAGGCTCGTGATCAGCGCCACTTGCTCCGCCAGCAGCCTTCGCATCGCGGCCCCAGTCGGCGCGCCTTCGATCTCCTTGCGCAGCGCGCGGCCCATCTTGACGGCGACGGAGGCCCAATTCTGTTCGTCGCGGGCCGCGGTTTCACGGATCATCCGCCATGCGACAGAACCGGCCCAGGGCTCAAGCAGGCGCCCGTATTCGGTCAGCGCGGTCTGGACGAAAACATTGCCCTCAAGGTTTTCGACGTCGAAGCCGGCAACCAAGTCGCCGACATGTCTCGCAACCGATCGCAGCTTAGCCGCGTAGTAGGCTTCGATCCTCTTGGCGCGGGCAAACGGGGCTTTGGCTTCGTTGGCCTTGCGGTCGATCGCGAGGCCGCGGAGGTGGATCACGCCGCCAGGCGCTTGTCGAGCATTGGTCCAAACGGAGTGTAACTCATCTTGGGAAAGAACTTCGGGTCGTAATCCGGGCTCCATGGGCGCATCTTTCGAAGGACGTCCTCGGGCCACATCCCCATCCCAGGGCACATCTCCGGCGGATATTTGGCCGCGAAAGCGCATGCGCCTGCGAACGTAGCGTCTACCATGTCATAGTCAGGCGATGGATTGATGATCCGCCAAATCCCCTGATACGGCATTATGTGCGGCCGATTTCGCTGGCGGGCGATCTGCCGCTCGCGCGCAAAGGGATCACTCATTTTGGCGTCCCCTTGTAGCCGCCCAGATAAGCTTTCCGTATTTCCGCCAGTTGCGCCGCCACACGGTCGAATTCCTCAAGTGACACGCCGCCGAACATCTTGCCACCAATCAACACGGCGATCTTGCCGGGCCGCGGGGGGTCCGTCATGAAGCACTCAACTCCGAGGGTTATGCCGTCCACGTAGTCGGCGTGCCGCTCCGCCGTGGGGAACGGAGGCATGCCAATAGGAATAAACGGGGGCACCGGCTTCTGCTCCTTGTCTATCCGCGGTGGCCCTTGGTTCATCCACTGCAGAAAGGGTTGCGCTGCCGGCGGCGCCGCTGAGATTGGATACGCGCGGCCGACAACTAAGGGCTCACTCATCGCGCTTCTCCCGTTCCGTGTAGTGGCGCCTTACGACCTTCCACGCCCAGAAATCGGGGTCGCCGACCAACGCCATTCCGAGATGCAGCCCTTGATCGTACTTGAAAATCAACGCCATCTCATAAGGCGTTATGTCCGCAAGAGGATTGAAGAAAAATCGTTCCCCTACAATGTGCTCATCCGCCGTTTCGTGGCTGAACCACGTTTTGAAGCCCTCAATCATACTCATCGGTCGCCTCCGCCGACTGGAATATCACACGTCCGGCTTCGATCCAACCGTATCCGGCGGCCGTATCGGTCGCGTCGGCGACTTTGGCATAGCCCCGGGAGCGCCCTTTGCCGGCCCTCCGGCGGGCGCCAGTTTGGCAAGCGCAGGATCGGCGTCAGGATCGCCCGGCAGCAGTTCGCCCGGCTCAGGCGCGTTCGCCTCGTCCTCCTCAGCCTCGGAGATCATCTCGTCTGTGATCCCTTCGCCAAAGCCAGAGACCGCCGAGGCGGCTCGGATCTCGCGAAGCGCCAAGGATTTCTTGATAATGTCCTCTGCGACCAGTGTCGCGGCCGTTGTCGCGATCTTGGCGGAGACGTCGGCCTTTTCGTTTTCGGTCTGCGGGAAGACGACCTCGGCTTTGGGATCGAGGTCTTGATAGGGCCCGTCGGTATCCTTGACGACGCGCGCACGCTCTTCGGCCGACGACACCGCCTTCGCGCGCACCAGAATTTCGCCGGTTTCCGCGTTGGTCTTGCGGAGTTCGGCCTCTTCCTGCTCCGTCGCCTCGACCAGCTCGCCGAATTCGAAACCGATATGTGGGTCGACCTCGCCAAAGAGCGAAAGCTGAACTATGCGAAGCACGGTGGTCAGGTTGGGCCGAAAGAAGTGCTCTTGGTAGGCTTTGATGTGGTCGGCGAAGACCTGCAACTCGCCTTCGCTGCTGGCGTTCAGGCCAGAGGGCGTGATGCCAGTCAGCTTGACCAGAGGGATACGCGAGACCGCCGCCATGTGCTCCTGGCTTTGGGCCTGCAAATGATCAAGAGTTCCGAGCGGCGCCGAGACGTTTTTGAAGTCTTCCTTTTCCTTGTCGATCCCCAGCACGCCGCGGTTGTCGCGGATCGCGTTGAACAAATCGAGCCGATTGAGGAACGTCGTGCCGGACCCACCGGCGAGAACATCGGTCGCGTTGGTCGACAGCACAAAGACGCTGAACGCCTTGATGATGTCGGTGACGCCCTGGCGCACGTCGAGCCAGTTGGTCACATACGGAATCGCCATCTGCGTCATCGACAGCCCGGCAAAGGCGTAGGCCGGCTTGAGGATATCTGGGACGTCGCGTCCGATAAAGGTCAACAGCCGAGTGCCGTGGACCATGCGGCCGAAGACGTACCAAACAAGCGGCTTATACCAATCGGCCTTGAGCGGGTTCGTCGAGTTATAGTTTTGCGGATAGATCCACATCGGCTCGATGACCCGCATCGATTTCAGCGAGCCCTTGGCGATCTTCTCCTTGCTGACCTTATCGTCGCTCCCGTCGCCGATCGAGGTGCCGAGCTCGTCGCCGTCGTCATCGCCAAAGTCGAGAAACAAATGCGAGCGACCGAAAAACCCGTCCTGCAGCGCCGCCTCGCCGAAGCATTCGCGGACGCGCAGGCGTGTGAATTCCGCCTCGATCTTCTTGATCTTGTCGCCCTTGTCGCTGCCGTCGAGCGCTTTGATCGTGATCCACTTGCGGACCATCTCGGTAGCGATGACTTCCGAGATAATCCGATATTCGGCGCGCAACGCCAGAAGCGCGAGCGCCGCGAAGCCGGGGAACGCCTGCCCCTCCGCGTAGGCCCCACCGGGGTCGGCTAGGCCGGAGCGCAGCCAATCCTGGCTGCCAAAACTCGAGGCGTCGTCCATCGCCAGGACAGGATCGTCTTTCGGTACGACGCCAGGCGGTGGCTTATAGGGCGCGAAGGGATTGCGTGACGCGTTGAACTCGGCCGACAGTCGGCCCCGCCGCGGCGGCGGGATTCTGGCGCGCTGGACAGTCTCGGCCGAGACACCTGCCCTTGGTGCCTCCCTAGGAGGACCGGAGAGCGGCTTCGTCGGCGTTGCCGTCGTCCGGCCGCGCGATCGGGGCTGGAGGCTCTTTTTCACGCGGCCCCTTACCACCGGCGGCGCCGGTAACCGCCAACAGGCACACCCGCGAGGCGCAGCGTCTCAGCGCTGATTGCCATCGGCAAACTCAGCGGAGCAAGCCGGATCATCAGAGCGTCCGCGAGGTTTGGAGACTTCGCACCATCGGGGGCCTTGTCGACGAGGATTTTACCCGCCGTGCTGATCGAATAAGTCGGCTGCGAAAGTTCCATGCAGAGTTTCGCAAGGTTTTTCAGACCTCTCGGAATCGAGATCAATTCATCGGCGCTGATGACCGCTTTTTCAACCACAGCGCGGTATGTTTTCTGAAACCTCACCCGCAGCGACCACCACGACTGCGCCTTCAGATTGGCGAAGAAGTCTTCGTTCTTCCGCCCCTTCACGTCCTCATCCTCAGGGTGCATCACGCCAGCGGACCCGCGAAAGGACTGTACATCCAACTTCCTGTTTGGCCGGCTATCGTTGATGATTCGGGCATCGCCCCTTACCCCGGCCCCGAGCCCGTCGGCATCATATCGAAAGCCTGGATATCCTAGATCGTCGCAAAGCATGAACGCGCGTTGCACGGTCCCGAAGATATCGTCACCCTTTCCTGACCATTCCTCGATCGTCTCGACGACAACGCCATGCGCGCCGCAGAACGCGTTGAGGTCTTTCCCCTCATCCGCTACGTCCAGCGCGCCGAGTCTCGATCCTGTCGGCACGAAACCCAAAACGATATGAGCATCAATCGCGGCTTGAACCCATGCGCTCGGAATGAGGACGCCCTCAACCGAGGCGGAAAAGTCAATGTCGAGCTCTTGCGCGATCGTGACCGGGTCAAGCTGCGCACACTGCTTCGCGTACCAATCCTCGTCTTTTCTAGGATCGTCCCGCCAATGAAAGCGGAATATTCTCTCCGCTGGCCACTCGGTCACCTTGCGATGAAACGGGTTGCCGATCCCGCGCGCGGTCGAGATATCGATGCGGCAATTCGTTGTCGAGGCGAGAGAGGCCTCTACCATCTCAGGGTGTTCAAGCGCCGATGACTCGTCTACGAAATAGATGGCGGACCTACCGCCGCGGCCGATATCGTCGCCACCCTCGCCTTGGATGACACTTCGCGTCTGCGGGAATTTGATCAGCCCGAAAGGCGCATCCTCCGACGTCCAACCGCCTCTGAACTCCGGCGGCAGCGTCGACATGAAGTACCGCGCCTTCCAAAAGAGCGAGTCAGGCTTTCCGATCTTGTCGACGAGTTCCAACTTGCGAGAGCCGAAGCCGATCGTCAAACTTTCGTGGAAAAGGCATAGCGTGCACGATAGAGCAATGGCGAGCCAGGATACACCCGACTCTCGAGACTTCGGCGTCGCGCCAGGCCGGCGGGATCGCCAGCTTTCAAGTACCCAATCGACCCACTCGGTCTGCCGCGGAAACAGCACGAACGGGACGTCGGCGGGTAGCCCGATTTCCACATTACGCGGGTCGACGGTCGCGCCCCAATCCGAGATAAACTGCGCCGGATGGTCCCGGTAATACGCCTTCAGCGCTGGGAGACTTTTCGGGTCAGCCCGGATGCGTGATAGAGCCTGTAGGCGGTGATTGAAGACGGCGACATAGTCAGGAGACTTGAAGTCGAAGTCGATCAAGGAAGTCGGACCTAATCCTCCGCACCGTTTATCAAACGCTGATACGCCTTAGCGGCTTCAACAGGGTCGGTTGTGGTAATGCCGACGGTCTGCATCGGACCGCCGTTCGGGCCGGAATGCTCGACCGCAACCTTCTCGCGCCACGCCTCTGGTCGGCGATTTGCAAGCCAATGCTTAGCCGCTCCTGGATCAGGCGGCACATGCTCAACGAGATCAGCGCGGACTATCTGGCCATTGTTTTGAAAGACTTTCTCGCTTTCAAAGCTGTAGCCGACCGCGCGCTGATACATCGCGCGCTCAACCCGATTGTCCGCAGCCTCTTTTCCGACCACAGATGCATTACAAAAATCTTCATGTTCGATGCGCCACCGGTGGATAGTAACGGTAGAAACATTGAAGAAACCAGCTATTTCGTAGTCGGTTGCGCCAAGCTCGCACAGCTTGCGGATTTGCTCGACGAATTCCGGCCTGTAGCTCGTCGGCCTGCCGCGGCCTCGGGGCTCCTCGGCTTCCTGGAGGATAGGCTCGTCGGCGATCACGCTTTGGCTTTCTGCAGGCGATGCCAAGTCGCCTTGCTGACACCCTCGGCCAGCCAAGGGGCAACGTCGTGCTTGCGAGGTCGGCTCAGCGTGGCTAGCCTTGGATCGCGAGAGGAAAAAACCGTCGATACCATGTCGCCTTACTCACCCCGACTTCATTCCACGGCATTTCCTCATATTTGCGAGGGCGGCCGTTCTTGCGCTTCGGCGGCGGGAGGATCTCCCCCTCCAGCGGAAGCCGATGCTCATGCTCACGCATCGGAGGCCCAGCCATTGCGCGTTCGCCACCAACGATCGGCGCGACGCCATGATACGCCTCGACCAGGCGAGCCAGTTCTGGCGTTCGGCGAAACCATTCGCCGACCATTCTTTGGGTCGCGAAAATAGCGTGAAAGGCCGTCTCAAGTCTTTGACTCCCCGGCGTCTTCGCGAGAACCTTGAGGCGCTCTGGATTGCCGGTTTGAATTTCCTTAACCCGCTGCTCGGGTGCCTTGGATGTGTATCCGATCTTGATCGGACCATCGGTGGCGCCGATGAAATAGACGTGGCCGATTTCCCGGTGCTCAGGCTGCAAAATCTCGACGTCATCGCCGCACCCACAGCATCTCAGGCAAGCAGATCGTTCAAAAATCTCGGTCAAGAAATCAGAGCCAGAACACCGCTTGCACGTCATTTCTAGTTTCGCCATCACCACGAATCCCCTATGAGGGATATATGAGGGCGTCTATAGCACTTATGCGGGACGAATGGAATGAGCGACGCGCAGTTTTCTGCCTTTGTCAACTACGCCCGCGACCGCCTCGGTTGGTCTCAGGCCGCGCTTGCGCGGCGCCTTGGATGCGGCCGAAATCAAATCACCGCTTGGCGAGTTGGCGGCTGTCCGCCTTACATTGCCCTCGCCTGCTCCGCACTCGTCTGTAAGCTTCCACCCCTTTACATGCCGTGAGGCCGCGCGCTACGCCAGTCTTCACCTCTCGCGACGCGGGCCGGACCTGCTGAACGGGCTCGCGTTTCAGCTTCGGGTCGTGCGATTCGAAGGGGACGCCCGCAATTCGGATCATCCTTACTTTGCCATCTCGTTAGAGAGATGCACGACCCATATCCATTCGGCTAGCCCAGCGACCATCAGCGCCGTGACAGCGCCAGCAGCGAAGCCCTTCCAGAACATCACGGGATAGAACTCGGTGGATCGACCCGATCGACGAGCCAATGGATGCCCGCGACCGGTCCTTGAATTGCTCCTATCGCTACCGAAGCGACGGAAGGCCTACGGCCGCACAAAGAAATCGCGGCCCCCACAATCATCCATTCGAGAATGATCGCCGTCAAAGTCCACCACGAGGCCAAGAGCCCAGTGTGCGCCCCGGCAGGGACGCCGCGCACTCCGCCTCACGCCGCTCCTGCTGTTCCCGCTCGCGACGGCGGCGATCTTCCCAAGCCTCAGTGTTCGGCAGGATGCGAGCCGGAACCGTCAGGCTGTAGACGGGGGGAGATCGGTATGCTCTTGCCATATCCGGTTTCCTATCAGACGACGCCGCGACTGTTCGCGTTCGCCGCGATAAACGCCTTGCCGGCGTCCGTGATGACGTAGCCAGCGCCGACGGCGCCAGAATCAGGCGCGATCAAGTTCATGCCGGCGAGCTTTGCGGTCGCGTCAGCATCGATCTTCTCGATCTTGGTGTCGTCGCCGCTCGCGGAATAGAGCATCGCCAGTTCGTATTCGCTCAGCATCGGCATGGCTGGCCTCTCACGGCTTACGTCTCGATTTTGCAGGTTGAGCGCGCTCGCCCGTCAGCAGCCGAACTTTGAGCGCCTCGAACTCGCGGCGCAGTTTGCTAACTTCGTTAAGCGCGTTCTGCGCCGTGGCGTGCGCGATCGTCGCCTTGTCGAAGGCAGCAGCAGCGTCGCCGGGATGGTCTTTCACTTGATCCGCCACGGCGGTTTGACCGGCTCGCCCATGATCGCCACGAGACAAGCAGCACAGCGCCAAGCCGATCAATACCGCTGCGGCAGCGTCAGTCGGCGGAAGGCTATCCACGTTTGGCTCTCTTGCGCGTGGCGACGACCTTGGGCACCTTGGCCTCGCGCGGCGAGCCCTCTAGCGCGGTGATGCGCGCGACCAGTGCGGCCATTTCGGTGACGATTTTCTGGCCTAGCGTCTCAAGCGCGAGAATCTTGCGGCCGAGTGCCTTGATATCGTCGCTGGCCATCGCGAGCTGCGCGATCTCGCGGCGAGATTCCGGCGCCGCAGCGATCGGCGCGATCTTCAGCTTTGGGTCTTGCGGAGGTTCCGCGTGGCCGTATTGGCGGGCGGCGGAGGTCACTTTGGCTTGCCCCAGCACTCAACCGCCAGCTTTTCCGCGTTCAAGTCGCGCACCGCCTTGCAGGTCGCCTCATCCGGCATTTCGATTGTAACCGGGTAGGGTGTGAAGGGACATGTTGTCGTTGACGACGATGGGCACGGTCCATGCTGCAGCATGACGACGATAACCCACGTAAGCTTGTCCACGGCTTAGGTGACCGGTGGACGCGGGCCAGGTCCGGGGCCGAACCATCCACCGCCCCAAGTCCCGAGATAGCCGCCGAAGAAGCGCCACGCCATCAGAAGGATTATCAGGACGGCGAGGATCATCAGGCATTTCATGACCATCGCCGGGATGACAATCCCGAGTTCCCCCATGACCCACACGCAGAGGAAGAACAGCAGGGCGATTACGACCAGCGTAATTAGGAATCGAAACAGGGCCTCGACCATTTTTCGTCTCCTAGAGGCTCCGAGCGGGGCGACGCGCAACACGGCGGCGGGATGAAACCGCCAGCGCACTCTCCGAAGCGGCGGCGGCAACTTGCGTCACATCATTTTGCTCAACCGAGGGATATGATGGGACGGGCCTCTCAGCTTCAAGGTGTGGCGCTGCCCGTTCGGGCGAATTGTCGCGCTTTCAGCCGTCGACAGACGCGCCTAGCGCGCTGGTTTCTAGATGTCGCCTCGCCGATCGAACACCAGAAAACGATCAGGTTGCGCGCCCCGCCTGCCGGCCGGGATGTACGAGCCGGATTATCGCAACAGCGCGTCCAGCATATCAATTTCATGCCACAAATCAGGGGGCATTGTCGCCCCCCTTTTTGGCGCGCTGCGAGCGCCAGCGACAGGTTTCCCTTGTAAGTGTCGCTACGAAATGAAAAATCATTCGTCAGCATCGGTGGAAATGTGCTTCCCCGCCTCCCGAACAGCTATTCCAGCCCTGTTGAGCGCATCGGAAATAGTCGCTGCGGCCTCTTTCCGGCGCCTGTCGATGGCGTGCCAGCGGAAGTTGCGGCCCGGCATGACGTCCGGCCTACCGACCCTGACTTGTCGCTCGACAATCGCCCCCTCCCTAACCGCGCGCGCGAATTGGATCGAAGCCCCGGCGCGGATGCGCGACACCTCGCCAGCCTCGGTTGACCTCGCCATCGCGACGTTTGCCCGCGCCACGATCTTTTGCGCCGCAGCCTGCGCGTCGTCGGTGTAAATCGTCACGATGTCGGGGATGTCCTCTTTCGCACGCTCGAGCATGGCGTCGGCGCGGATGCAGCGCTCGCGTATCGCCCGGCGCAGAGATCGCCGAAGCCCAAGGCATGCCGCCCATAGGCTGATGGCGTCGGCGACAAGCGGCTGGTCCGCAAGGTAGCGTGCGCACCAGTGAATCGCCTCTTCGCTGCGGCTGACCTCTTCTGCCGTCGGCGCGTTCGCCCGCCGCGTTACCCGCCGTTCCCATTCCTCCCGGGCGTCTAGCCACATTTGGAGCTCGCCGAGATCGGGGGCGTCGCGGAAGAATTCAGGCATCGAACTTCCGAACCCGGACGGCCAGATACGCATCGGCGTTCGGCGAAGCACGTCGTAGGACTCCACCATTCGGCGGCCGACGGCTTCAGGCGTCCAAAAGATCAGGCGCCCATCGCGATCGAAGGCGTTGGCGCGGTCGAGCAAATCCGGGTCGGTCAAACGAGCGCTCCAACAGTCGACGCGGACCAATCCCATTTGGCGAAGTCGGCCTTGATCTGTTCGTAATTGATGGGATGCTGAGCGCTGAAATTCGGGAAAGCTTCCCCCTTCACGTAGCCTTCCGTGGTCAACTTCAGCCATCCGAAAGCCGGGGACGTCCAACGCGTCGGATCAATGCCGGCCGCCTTGAAGTCGCGCCGCGTCACGGGCCGGCGCTCGAGCATGATCTCGATCTTGATCGCTCGGATTTTCCAGGACGTCAGTTGAACCGGAGCGGAGGAGCCGGCCGTGACATCGGGGACGTATTCGGGGAGGCGATGTCGGCGCGCCGGCGCCCATTCGTGCCAGGTTGGTGGTGCAATGCTGGCACCTGGGAGACGCGGGTTGTAGTCATAGGGCGCAAGGTCGCGCCCTCGCTCGTGGGGATTCCTGGATATAGTGATGATGCCGATGCCCAGCGCGGCGCAGATCGTCTCGAGTCCGTTCTGTGTCCCCCCGGCAGGAACCAAGACAGCGCGGAAGTCCGGTCCGAGACAACCGCCGCCCCAATAGCTCGGCAGCGCTTGGCAAACGACTTGCGTGTTGAGGCTGAGCTTCGCCTCGATGCCGAGTTGGGCGCCATCAGCGCGGACCGCCAAGATATCCCAGCCCTCCGTTTCGGGATAGAACGTCCAGGCGTCGCGCTCGCGCTTTGCAGCCGCCATGAAAGCGGCGCAGAGGTCGCTTTCCTTCGCGAATAGCTTCGCGGCTTTCAAAACGCCAGCTCCAATTGCTTGCCGATCTCTTCCCGAGGCTCTCTGCGGTGTATGCCGTAGGAGAGATTCATGCTGCAGAACTCCCCACGCCGTACCCGCCTGGCAGAAAGGTCCGGGCAATGTGCGTGCTGAGCGCGAGCGGTATCTTCGCGATCATGGCGCTGGCCGCTTTGCGGGCGGTTCCCTTCGACGTCGTCGTGGGAGGCGACCAGCCGAACGGGTGATCGTGGTTTCTGCCGCGGCCGGTTCCGTCTGCCTTGCGGCCGTCGGCGGCGTGCTTGCCCGCAATGCGTGTGAAATCTTGTCCGCGCCTAGATCGATCGATCCAGTTCATACCCGGCGCTTTCACGCCGGTTTCCGCAACCGACGCGCTTTGAAAGCTTCGCCCGCTCCCGTCGAAGCGAAAGCCGGGAACCTTGCGGCCGTCAGGGTTTTGACTGTGGCCCGAGGTCGTGTTGTGCGCGACAGCGAACCAAGAGCCGCCATCGTTCTTGTTGCCGGTCTCGTACGGCTTTCCCTTGACGCCCCGGATGGTCGCCGGCATCAATGCCGGAACATCGCCCCAAAGGTGATAGCTCCCGAAATTCCAACGTGACCGGCCAACCCACGGGATTGCACCCTTCACGTTCTCGACGACCAGAGGGATATGCCGCCCCGCCGCCTCGCAAGCCTCGCGCTGAATGCGAAAGCAGGCGTTGAACAGGCGATTTAGCCGTTCAAGCTCGGCGCCCGTCTCGTCAGCGCGGATCGCGGCGGCGGCTGCCTTGGCGCGAGACCAGGGCATAGCCATCCACGAATACCGCTGGCACGGAGGCGACGCGGCGATGCAGTCGGCGTTGCGAAACTGTGATCCATGAAGCGTCATGGCGTCCTGGATCACCAGCCGAAACTCCGGCGCCCGCGCTATCCCAAGCTTGGCGTGCATGTCCTCCAAGTCAAACCCGACGACGTCCCAGCCCTCTTGAACGAAGCCTGCCGACCAGCCGAAGAGGCCGCAGAACAGATCCACGCAGAGCGGACGTTCTCGGGACATCGCGCCGCTCAAAAGTCGGAATCCGGAGGCGGCGCAATCGCCGACAGCGGAACGTGCACGCCGACGTTCTCCAGCGCGAGGCGGCTCAACGGCGCCGGCTCCAATACGAACCGGCTGCCCAGCGCCTGCGCAGCCGCAAGGTTCGCCGAGACGACTGCCGCATACTCCTCGCTCGCGCATTCTCGGCAATCCATCTCGTGAAGCTCCTTTCGAGGCGCGGCGATCTTGAGGTTTGCGGCGAGATCGTCGCGCCATTGCCGGATGAAATCCTTGCGACGCTGCGCGTCGGAAAGCTCCCAGATATTGGTCACGCGGTTTTAGAGACCTCCGCAAAATGCCACCCCTCAACAGAACGACCGCCGACCATCCCTCGAGTCCGAAGTGACGCCTTGTGGCCGTCTCGCACGCGAGCGTCCCACTCGGGCGTCCCGGCCTCAATGAAGACCGTTGGCGGCCCCGTTGATTTGGGCTCGTAGTCGAGGAAAAGCCGGTCGCGCACGAAGCGGTCCAGCGCGCGCGGATGGGTCGTAGGCTTGGCAGCGTGGCGCGTCGCGTACAGCCGCGCCCCAGCGATCAGCAGCGGCCACTCGGCCTCCGGAATGCCCGCAATCGCCCTTTCAACCAAAACCTGGGGATGATCGCCCTTGGGGTAGGCGGCCACCAATTCTTGAAAACATTTAGAAACATTCCCTCCCTCCTTCCCGTAGTCGGCGTCACCGTCACGCCCGTTGCTTGAGGGGGGTAAGGGGGGAAGAGTATATATATTACTTTCACAGGGGAGAACGCGCGCGCGAGAGGATGCCTCAGGCTCGGCGTCACGCGTTATGTTTGTTGCGTTTGTTACGTCACGTGACGGTTGTGACGTAACAGTTACGTCATCGTTACGCGCTTCCCGCTCCCGCGCAGCCTTATTCTCGCGATATCGACGTTGGCGCCCGGCGGCGCTGGACCGGGCGGCCGGCTCCTTGGCCGCGTCCTCCATAGCGTCAATAGCAATTAGCGCCTGCTCCAATGTGAGGCCGCTGGCGAGCATCGCGCGTATGGCCGCTCCGGTACTCAAGCGCCCCCCAACCACTCTTCAATAGTCTTGGCCCCCTTTGAGCGATTACACTGTGCGCATGCGGTTAGCAGGTTACCCTCATCATTGGAGCCGCCGCGCGACACGGGAACGACGTGGTCGACATCAAACGGGCCAGCGGTTGAGCCGCAGTAGCCGCAGGTGAAATTATCGCGACGAAGAATAGCCATGCGAAGTACCGGAGCCATCGCCGGCCTCTCAACACCAATCGAACTTATGAATGCGAAACTCTCGTGAACACGCAATCGTCCGTCGTTGATTTCTATCAAGCCCAAGTCTACAAATCTAAGCTTAAGACGCGGCCAATCGCTGTCCTTCTCTATCCCGAGCACACGAGGAAAAAACTTCCAATTCTCATCCCGTCCGCTCTCATCAGGCGGAGAATAGGTCCAAATGCGCTTTATCGCCGACCATCGCACCAACCGCATAAAAATACGATGTTCGTGATCAGACAATTCCTCCAGTCTTGAGTCGTCCAAAAGAGAATGCGCGTAGCGAATATCGCAACTCGCCGGGCGCAAATCGCTGTAGGCCCTTTCCGGTCTTCTCGAGCGGGGCGTGAACTCCTCAAAGAGGCGATCAATCTGATCGGATATGCCAGTCAAGAGTCTTGTCCCTCCCGGCCACATTGCGCGGCAAGCTTCCCTTCAAGCGCCAAAACGACCGACGCAACGAAAATATCAGACGCCAACAATCGCTCGATCTTCCGCACCGCGTGCAAAACCGTTGTGTGATCCTTCCGGCCAGTCGCGCGGCCGATCTGCGGCATGCTCTGGATGGTGAGATGCCTCGCCAGATACATCGCGATTTGCCGCGGCAAGACGACGTCCTTGGTCCGGCGCTGAGAAAGGAGTTCGGTTTGGCTGATCCGGTAGTGCGAGCAGACGACGCGCCTTATCGATGGCAAGGTCGGGCAACCAAAGCGTGATTCGACGTGAGGCGCTGGCGGCGGGAGCAGGTAGAGGTTTCGCGCTCCGAGCGCGTCTCTGATCGCGCCGCAACGCCAAGCCTCATAGGAATCGTGGCCAACAAACGGGATCAAATGACGCCTCCGCTCTTACGTGGCCTGCCCCGCCTGCGCTTCCCCTTGGGCTTCGTCAGCGCCGGGTGATCCGCTCCCCAGACCATGAGCGTTTCAGCCGCAGAGGCTTCAGCGAAGTAGATCGGCACGAATTTGACGGCCGCGCTCTCGCCGCGTTGGCGTCTGTAGCGATCGACGTGGCGAACGTCGAAATCAAAAGACGCATTCCGTACGATAACTCTCAGCGGCTCCGGCAATGCGTCGAACGTGTCCATGGTGACTTTTTGCTCGACCATGTTTTTGCCGACGTGGTTGCCCCCTGTCTGGTTCATTCGGCTGCCTCCGGCGTTCATCGAACGCCTCTTTGGTCAAGCGCCGACCTGCCCGGCGCAGGCTCACCGGCAACCGGAATGACAACTGCCCCGCGCTCATGGGCCGGGCGGTCTGGCTTGAACGAGGTGACGCCGCGGTCGCGTTCGGCGGCGAGCGCGCGAGCGAGCGGGTTGATCGGGCGCCGTTCGTCGACAAGGGCATTGATCGGCGCGGCTGGAGGTTTTGGCTTTGCCTTCGTTGCGCGCATGTCTCGTGCGGCGCTAGCGATGGACACGGCTGCGGCAGACGGTTGACAAATCGGCGATATTTTCGGGTTTGGTTGCGCAGGCGCTCTGTCAACCGGGGCAATGTCCCGTTTTTCTGCATCACCTGATGTCGAAGAATGAGACATGGCGACCGGGGGCTTTCCAACGATGCGACAACCTGCGCCGATCTCCACTTCCGCGACGCGCGGAGGATCGCCAGCGGCCCAAGCTTTCATCCTGGCAGCGGCGGCGGCCCTATCGTCTGCCGGCGGCGACAAAAAATGCGCCGCGGCGATCGGCGCAGGATTGCTGGCCACAGCGGGATTTTCAGGCTCAGAAACGGCAGTTTCGGCGCCGCCGGTTTCGAGGAGCGTGACGGTGAAAAGCGCGGGCGGGTCTGCCGCGGGCGCGGCGTCCACGATAACTTTCTCGGCCTCAAGCGAGGGCGTCAAAATTTCAGACACCGAGCGATCAGTCTCCGCAATCGCGCGCGCGAGCGCAGCTTTTACGATTCGGAGATCGGCCTCAATCCACCATTTCCAAGAGCCCTTGGCGCGGGCGCTCGCCATCTCCGCACGGGAGTTGACCCGGCGTTGCTCTACTGTAAAGCCGCACAAAAGCGCGATCTTCCGATAGTCGACAGCGGGGAACGCCTCGATCAGCGCCGCGAACGCCAGCCACCGCGCCCGGCTTCCCATCGCGCCAGAGGCGATGTCGAGCGGGTCCTCATCGTGAAGCGCGGCGGCGGCGACGATTGTCTGCGCAATCTCGATCAGCGTTGGGTTGACAGGGCTCGTCACGCGGCGGACCTTTCTTCGATCCGGGCGCCGGGCCTTTTTGCAGGCAACACCATGCGCCGCGCGATATGCGCCCCGTCAGCAAGCGCGTCGGCGAGAATTCGCTCAAGCACCTTCTCGCGAGACACCCCGGCCTCGAGCGCGAGTTTGTCGAGCTGCGTCACATGCCGATCGGCGACCCACGCGGAGACACGGCGGAACCCGGCGCGTTGCACGAGCGCGTGGCCCCAACGCTTGGCGTGGCGCTGAAGACTGCGAAGGGAAATTTTCAACCGGGCGGATATCTCCTCTGGCTTGTCGCCGATCGAAAGCCGCTGATTGACCAATAGCGCTTGCGCAACGCGCTCCCGGCGCCGGAGAGTCCGCCCAGTGGCTCGCGCCGCGTCTGCGGCGATCCGCGCGGCGTTCTCTTCAGGCGTCATTAGGGCGATCGTGGCCAAGCGCGCCGCGCGAAGCATCTCCCTCCAAGGCGCGTCAGGCTGCATTCTTCGCGCACTCCGTTCCGAGACCTGACGCAAAAGCCGGACGCAACGCACCTGCAAAGATTTGGGCGATCTCGGCGTCGAACTCTTGCCGGATCGTCGAGATAAACTTGGGCTTGCCGTCTTTGTCCGCAGCGCGATCCTCGAGCCTGATCTCAGCGCGGGACTTGATGAGCTGGAGCGCCGTCGCCAGGCCATCCCAAAGCTCGGCGTCGAGCAGGACCTCGCGACACTCAGTATCTTCGTAACAGCCTGCGGTATCGCGCCCGTGCCGCGCGCGGTCCTGAAGGCGCGCTATCGTTGCGGCGAGGACTTCCCGGCCTGGCGCGGTGGCGAGGCTCATGCCGTCCCCTGCACTCTGCGGAGGGTCGCCCAGACCTCGCGTATCGCCTCGCTGTCTTCCAAGGTGGACTCGGCCGGATCGCGCTGGTCTCGTTTGACGCACCGCATCACGGCCCAAACCGCGTCCGAGTGCGCCTGTGCGTCCTTCAGAGCCCGATCCATGGTTTCGATGAGGTTGGCGCTCGGTCTGCGCGGCGGGGCCGGTCGATCTGGGATAAACGCCGCCCCGGCGCCGCCGGCTGCATCTTGCCTATGCCGCTCTTGCTCCTCCACGTTCGCCATTGCGGTGCTCAATGCGGAATCGGTCACGCCGCCCTCCGTTCGCGCTTCTGGCGCGCCGTGTTGAAATCGAATGGGTTGAGCCCGAGAGAGATCGGGTCGAGATGCGGGACGGCGCGCGGCGCGACTTCGTTGCAGGCCCAGAGGAACAGACCGGCCGCATCGGCTTCGTCGTAATTCTTTGGTTCCCAGCCGAGCGCGCGGCAAACCTGCATGACCGCCGGCTTGGCGATCTGACTGCGGACGTTGCCCTTCCCAATCACAAATTTGCGGACGCGCTGAATATTCCCGAAGCGGAGATCAATCGACCGAAGTTTGCACGCGCCGCCGATCGCTCCGATCAGGGCGAACTTGAGTGCCGTCGCCCAGGCGTTGGTTTGCGAGCCCAGCGCCTGCTCCGGTATCGGGGCCTCGATGACGACGCGATCAAATTTCTCAACCCGAGTGAGATCGGCAAACCACTGGATCGCGCGCGCCGTCGCCTCGGCAACGCCGTCCATCGATGCGCCTTCGCCTTCGCGACTGAAGCGGATCGATCCCAAAACAGGCTTGCTTCCTGGCTCACCGTGGGCGGACCCCGTGTTTGTAGCTACGTCAAGCGCGAGTATCCTCATTGGCTGAGCGCCCGCTCGATCGGCCATCCGAGACGGACGTGGCGGGAATAGACTGTCTGATAAAATGAAGTTTTTGAGCCGCCGCAAGCATCGGCCAGACTCATGTGCTGTCCGTTAATCGTCACGTAGACATTTCTTCGAGTGTTGTTTGCCTGCTCGACTGTTGTGGCCCAACGACAGTTTTCCGGCTCATAGTTTCCGTTGGTGTCGATGCGCTCTATCGAGTGCGCTCCGCTCGGGCGCCGCCCCATGTCTGAGAGAAAGTTTGCGAAGTCGTCCCACCGTGAGCAAACCTCGATGCCGCGGCCCCCGTACATATGGAAGTGGCTGTCGTTTTCGTTGCGACAACGCTTTCGAAGCCCTTCCCACACTGAATATTCTGCGGTCTTTTTTCCCGCCGCGTCCCCATGCTTCGTGTACATCAAGACTGTCTTTTCTGAGTTGTAACACCCGCAACTCAGTGTCAGTCCCGAACGGATGGATGCAATTATGATGGATTTTTCTATGCCGCAGTCGCAACGGAAAAGCCCAACCGACTTCCCTGACGGGCTATGATCTTCCGCCTCCAAATAGGTGAGACGAGTGAATCGCTCGCCCACGGCTGGATAGATGCGCGGCTTGTATTTGCTCATTGAAGAGCGCCACCAGCAAGATCGTCGAGCGCGCCGGAGCGCTTCTTGCGTGAGGCCTTGGCCTTTTCCGCCGTGTCAGCCTTCATGCCGGCGAGATTCGCTTGCGCGTCGGCTTGACGCTGCGCCTCGCGGTCCCTCTGGGGTCTGCTGCGAAGGTCTTTGTCGTCGTCAGGCGAGCCGCCAGCTGCGGCGCCGAGCCCGGTTCCAGCCAAGCCCCTATCGCCGCCAAGCGCGTCGTCGATCATGTCGGCGGTCTCGACGACTTCGGGCTCGGCGTCGTCTTCGTGCGCCTTCAGTTTGCCGGAAAGGACACGGCGTTTCAGCAGGTGATTGAGGCCCCGGCGCGGGACGCCGGCATTCTCAGCGGCTTTTTTCAACTCCCCGATCTGATCTCGGACCCCCTTGCAGCGGTTCATGTAAGCGCCGCGCAAGGATTCCAATTCATCGAACTTGGACTCGATCTCGCCGACCCATCGTTTCGCGACTGTCGGATCAATGCCGTTCGTTTGCTGATCTTCGCTCATGCGTGGCTCCTTGCGATGCGTAATGTGGTTGATGTGACGCCAACAGGCAGCCGCTCACCGTAACGGCCGCGCGGCCTGCGATATTTTGGCTGAGTTCCGAGATCGGCGTGTTCGTCGCAAAACGAAGCGCGGAAATGGGAGCGCGCGCCGCAGTAAAGCTGCTCGTCGTCATCCGAACGCGCGAGCGGCCATCTGCACATGCACTTTTCGAGCTGGAAGAATGTGACGGGATTTGACCCAGCGATCGGCTGCGAGCTGGAGACTTCCTTCGCGGGCGGCACGGCGTCAGAGTTTGGAATTGCCGGCGCATCCTTGCCCGCAGGGCCGGCGTCTACGGACAGAGCAACCAGGGGCGTCGCTTGAGGCTTCGCCTTGACGGTCGCGCAAGCTTTGGGTTCGGGTAAGACGTGAGGGGCGGACGACCGAAGCGGCAGGCGGGGCAACTCAATGTCGTTGCCCTTCAGCCTCACGCCGGGCAAGCGCGAGCACTTGGCAACGATCGCGCTACGCGACCGATCCATGATGGCCGCGATCTTTCCTGACGAAAGCCCATCGTCGGCAAGTTGACGGAGCCTTTTCTCGGATTGCGCGTCCCAACTCATGCTACCAGCCCATCCTCTCAACTATCGAGCGCATCAGCCGCGCGATCCAACGCAAAGCGGCAACCAATTCACCGCTCGAACAGAAACCCGCGGAACCGCCAGCCCATCCAAACAAGCTCCGTGATCCACACGGCCTCGACGACGCGAAGGGCCGCCATCATCTCATCTCCGAATAAAGAGGCGACGCCGAAAGAAAGGAACGAAGGCGCCGCCAGTGAACGGACGCCGTGGGGTGTAGCGTCCGCAAGCTTGTTCATGCGTCGACGGGCTCGCGGTTGCTCAGCGGTTCGAGAAGCTTCGTGAAAACGGAGATATCGGCGTTTTGGTCGACGACAGGTCGGAAGACGCGCTCATTGAAATCCGGCTCACAAATGCCAAAGTTTCCGTATCGCCGGCGTCTGTTTCTGATTTCTTCGAGCATGAACCCGACGAACCCCTCGTACGGGCGGATTTCCCGGATCGTGTAGACATGCCCGTCAACCGGAAGTTTCTCAGTTCCGTGGCCGAGCGCGGCCCAAGGACCGCGAACGTGAACGACCTTCTGCCCGACGTACCAATCGCTCATTGCGTCACCCTCGCAGCCCGAACTCGCGCCAGACGCTCGGAAGCGGCGGCGCTCACGCTGCCTGCTCCGCATCAAACAAAGGCATTCCGTGCATGACTCTTTGTAGCGCCGGCAGGGGATCAGGCATGTCGGCCGGCTCCAGTCGAAGCGCCAACAAGCCACCCTTGGTCTCGCCGACTTCACGGAAGCCGGCCTTCCGATACGTCCAACCGAAGGTGCGCTGCCCGTGAACCATCGTCGGCCTTACCTTCGTCCGATCAACGAAAGTGACCATGCCGAGTTCGGGCGGATTGCCGTAGTGCGCGAGGGTCGCCGCCACCGCGAGGCGTATCAACTCGGAAGCCCTTTCGCCGCCCTCATTGCGAAAGGCCGAGCAAACCCAAGCGCCGGCCCAAGCGTGTTTGACGAATTGAGCGAACGGCGCCGAAGTGATCCAGAACGCCTTCGCGTCCCCAGTGATAAGCACGACGCAGGAACCGGGCGGTGCAAACTGCGGCGTTCCCGGTTTCTGGCGATTGTAGTGCCGGTCGGCGAGCCTGGCAGCTGCCGGGTCGGCCCGATTGGATAAATGCCAAAGCTGGCCACCGCCTGTCATCTCGCGCGGGTCTCGCCCGCACTTGGAGCCGTCCGAGATCGTGATGAGGGGCGTCGGCATGCGCGTCACTCCGCCGCGATGGGCTGGCGAGAAAACACTTGAGCGAGCGCAATGACCGTCGGCGGCTCCGCGTTGTTGCTAAATTCGATCACGGAAACGGCTTCATTTGGATAATTACGGGCCACCGCCGCGTTCATTTCGTCCAAGGAGCGGCCGTGTCGGATAACCCTTCCAACCACGCCCTCCCATTTGAGGACGATCCAAACACGGCGATCCTCGCGAGGCATAGAGGCTTCCGCGCTCATTCGGCCGCCTGGACGTGCGGCGGTTCGGACTCGTCAGGCTGATGCTCGGAGTCTTTCAGGCCGAAGAAATCGTTGGCATCAACAAGACCCTCCGTGGCGCCGAAGATACGGGCCATCGTCTTCCGATCAGGGATGCGCTCGCCAAGGCAGTATCGGCGCACGGCCTGCGGACTGACGCCGATCCGCGGGCCGAAGTCGACCGCCTTGATATTCCGCTCAGCGAGGAAATCGGAAAGCTTCATGCCGGATAGAAAAACACCACAACGGTGTTTTTGTCAAGCGGAGAAAAACACCAAACTGGATTATCGCCAAAATGGTGTTTTCGTTCGACAATTTGGCATGGATGCGGAAAGCGAAAATGGCGTGCTCCAAGAGGCGCGTAAAAGCGCGGGGATGACGCGCAACAAACTGGCGTCGCTCGCCAACACCTCTGCGCAGCAGATCGAAAAGCTGGAAAAAGGTATGCGCGAGATGACGCGCGCATGGGCCGAGAGGCTCGCTCCGCACCTTGGCGTCTCGGCCCAATACTTGGTGTTTGCCGATAGTCGAAAGGTTCACGTCGTCGGGTTCGCCGCCGCGGGAAGCGATACTCTGATCTTTGCCGACGCGCAGGGGCCTTTCGACGAAGTCGACGCGCCGGCCTGGGCCACCGAACGCACCGTCGCCGTGCAGATCCGCGGAACGTCCCTCGGGCGCCCGTTCAACAATTGGCTCGCGTTTTACAACGACCGACACGATCCGCCCGACGAAAGCCTGATCGGGGAACTGTGCATCTGTGGCCTGGCCGACGGCCGCGTGATGATCAAGACCCTGCAAAAGGGCAGCTCGAAGGGACGGTATCATCTCGAATCGCTGACTGAGCCGACGATTCCGGATCAACACGTCGAGTGGGCTGCAATCGTCGAGGAGATGCGGAGAAGATAAGCTCAGGCAATTTCGAAAAAAACGTCGCCGGAGAAATCGCGCGCGGCCAATGAGAGGACAGTTCCCGATGGCGAATATAAACGTACGACGGGACCAGGACCTTGTTGTGATAACGATTGAAGTTCCTGGGCGAGATCCGACGACATTGAGTATGCCGTTGGACATGGCAGTTCAGGTTGGCGCGGCAATGATTGGCTGCGTTGGCTCTCAGGGAGGCCCACTATTCGATCAATCACAAATGTTGGCAATGCATAATCCTCGCTTCGAAATCAGAAAATCCGATGTAGGACAAACCTTAATCGCGTTCGGCAATAATGACACGCGTCCAATCGTCATTCAACTAGATCCGGGCGTTGCGGACGATTTTCTAGCTACTCTCGCGCGTGGGTGAGATCGGAGCTTTACCGAGATAGTGTGCAGCGTCGGCGTTAGTCGCGCCCAAAGGCGCGCCGCCTCGACGCTCACGAACCGGGGCCTGCCGGACTTAGCATCCCTCCGGTAGCCCTTCGTCGAGCACCAATCCCTCTAAGATAGGAATCTAACTAAACCCGCGCGCGTTCTTTAGCGCTTATCGCGTGCGCGCGTGGGCGGGGGAGGATTTCCTCCGGCCGAGCTTTGTCAATTCTGCGTCGCGGAAAAAATAAACACCGACTTGGTGTTTTCTCGCTTGACTGAACACCGTTTCGGTGTTTTCATAGCATCCGTTGAACCCCCCGATCCCCGCCATCCAAAGGCAGCGGGACGGAGGCGACCGGAGGCGAAGATGGCGAAGCGGGTGCCCAAGGCAAAACCAACGGGAGACGTGCCGGCCGCCGAGGTTGTCGCGGTCGAGGAAGCCGCTGAGCCCGCTGTTCAATCGATCAAGGGCCTCAATCAGGATTTCGCCTGTCGCGGGTTTCAATTCGAGATCGGCAAGAGCTACGAGGTCACAGGACGCATCGCGGCTTGTGAGAACGGCTTTCACGCCTGCCCGACCGAAGAGCATCCTTTCTCCGTTTTCGAATACTACCCGCCGTCGTCGCGCTTCGCGCTCGTGACGCAGGCCGGTAAGTCCGATCGTCAGGGGAACAAACTCGCATCGGCGAAAATCACAATCGACGCCGAAATCTCTCTCGGCGATCTCGCGAAACGCGCCATTGATTGGGTCTTCAAACAAGCGAAGTGGTCGGAAGGCCCGGTTGCTACGAAGCCTAATGAAGGCGTGACGGCGAGCGGCTATCGGGGCGCGGCCACGGCGAGCGGCGATCGGGGCGCGGCCACGGCGAGCGGCTATCGGGGCGCGGCCACGGCGAGCGGCGATCGGGGCGCGGCCACGGCGAGCGGCTATCGGGGCGCGGCCACGGCGAGCGGCGATCGGGGCGCGGCCACGGCGAGCGGCAATCAGGGCGCGGCCACGGCGAGCGGCAATCAGGGCGCGGCCACGGCGAGCGGCGATCAGGGCGCGGCCACGGCGAGCGGCTACGAATGTAAGGCTCGCGGCAAAGCAGGCAATGCGCTCTTCGCTGTTGAGCGGAACGACGATTACGAAATCATCAGCGTTGCTTGCGGGATCGTCGGCCGCGACGAGATCGAAGCAGACGTTTGGTATCTGGCGCGCGCTGGAAAGCTCGTCCGCGCCTAACCCCAACAACCATCCCCCTCCCCATCCAGCCATATCGGCATCCATGGGGACGGGGAGAGATAGCGGAGAGCGGAAGATGGGCCTAGATATCACGTACTACCGCGGTCTTGAGCAAACGGACTATGCGCCTCGCGACCAATACGGGAATCTTTCCTTCTACTGGATGTATTTCGAGCCTCGGCATATGTCCGCCTCGGAGGAGCATTGGCCCGGTCGCGGCGCTCCAATCAAGCTAGATGCGATCTACCGCCATCTAGAGCGGGGAAATTTTCGCGCCGGGTCCTATAGCGGCTATGGCGAATGGCGGCGATGGCTTTCCACGATCGCGCCGCTTCCGGCCTTCGCGGAGCTAATCAATTTCTCGGATTGCGAAGGCGTGATTGGCAGCGTTGTGGCGTCCAAACTCGCGAAGGACTTCGCTGAGTATGAAAACGTCGCCTTGGAAAAGGCTCCCGCAAACGATGGCGACTGGTTTGTAGGCCAGTATCGAAAGTGGAGGCGCGCCTTCGAGACCGCCAGCGTTGATGGCGCTGTCGAGTTTCACTGACCATGCCCCTCCTCACCCAATCCCATCGCGCCGCCGTTCGCCGGGAACTCGAAGCTCTCGGATATTCGGAAGCCGAGATCAAACGAACCATAGCCGACATCCGCGCCGCGCTTGAGCCGGCCAACGACGACGACGAATCTCCGGTGTCGGATGCGTGGACGAAGCAACTGAGGTCGACGCTGCCTTCGCGCGGCGGACATTTGTGAGGTGGCCGCGATGGTAAAATTCATCCTTCCTATTGCTGTCGCAGCCGCAGGGGCTTCCGCCGGAGCATATGCGAATAACTGGTGGGTTTTGCATCCGACCTGTTCATTCGGCGACCGGCCGATTATCTACAACACCCGCGGTCCTTTCGCTTCGCCCGTAATCGCGATTACGTCCGGGTGGGTGGCGTTCTGCAAAGACGACACTGGCGTTACCGAGAGCGGTATCGAAGGCCCTGGGCGCGTCGAAAGTATCGACACGTACTGCGGCGAGGGCGCGACCAGATATCTGCTCACCAACTTCAATGAAGATAGGGAATTTCCATGAGCGCGAATCTGACCACCTTCGAACGCGTCCACGCCGCACTCACAGTCGCCAACGATCTTGAGGACAAGCTCGAATTCCTCTGCCAAGGCGGCTACGACGATCTCCGAACCCGCCTGCTTATCAGCGAGGAAGTCATGCTCGCCCATGTCTCAGCTCAGCGAGCGCTGAAGCATTTGCTGGCGGCGGTGCAGATGGCGGCGAACGCTGAGGCGGATGCGGCAAACCTACGTATCAATCAAATCGCAGCGGAGTGAGGCGCATGCGCTTTCTACCAGACCACGCCATGATCGCAATAGCCGCCATATGCCATATCGCGATCAATTCAAGCCCTGAGGGGGAAAAAGCCTGCGCGGGAGACATATGCCGCGCGCTCAAGGTTAAGCAACGTTATCTTGAAACGTTCTTCCAGGGCGCCCGTAGGGCGCATCTACTCCGGAGCGTAAGAGGCCCTAAGGGCGGCTATACCCTGGCAACCGACGCCGAGCTAATCACAGTCGCGGATGTTCTGCGCGTGATTGACGATGTCAGCACGGCGTCTGACGAGTTATCAGCCGACCCCTCGATTATGAAAGACGCGGTCAAGCCAATGCTCGATGACGCATTCTTGCCTGCTGTAGCCAATTTAAAGCGATTGACAATCGCGGACATTTGTCTGCGCCCAATCGCATGCGCGGCGGAGTGAACCATGCCAAACCGCGACACCTGCTCATCCTGCCAGTTCTTTCAGCCGAGAGCCGACATGCCCGATTTTGGCTCTTGCAGAATTAGGGCCGCGCAGTTCAATGCAACCGATTCCGCATTCCCGCCCATCTCGGCGATTGATTGGTGCGCGGAGCATCAGCCTGTTGGGTCGCCCAAGAGCGAGTCCGACCTGAGGCGCGCCGCGACGCACTTACTCGGCGCGCTCGCCAGTCAATCATATCCGATATCGATAGACACTGCAAAAGACGAGCTTCGGGAGGTCCTCGGGTCATGAGCAAATTCTTCCGTGCTGCCTTCCCAGACTTGGGGGAGCGGCTGGCCTTCGCCGGGGTGTGTCTGTGGGCGTGCGTTTGGCTGATGGCTTGGAGTGCGGTGCCATGAGCGAGACGCCGAAGCTCACACTGGCAGAGAAGACCGCGAACGCTCTCGCCTCATGCCGGGACATTCACTGGCCGACGGCAATCATGGATTCGCTACGCGCTGCAAATCTGAGAGCCGATCAGATTGGTTTCGCCAATTTGGGCGCGGCGATCGAAGCCGAGAGACGCCGCCGGTCAACTGTCGTCGCTGAGATCGAACGGGAGAAAGTGTGATGGACACTCTAGAAGCCACGCCGACCGCTGAAGCCCAAGTCTCCGAGACGCGGCAATCGGTGGGGGAGATCGTCGAAGCCCGGCAGGCGCCCGCGCCCGTGGCGGGGATCGACGATCCTATCATGGCGCTGATCCGAGACCCGTCGATCGACCTTGAGCGCGTCAAGGCGTTCCTCTCGCTGCGCCGGGAACTCGCTGACGAGGAAGAGCGAAAGCGGAAAGATATGATCGCGGAACAGGCTCGGCGCGAATTCAACGCGGCGCTGCTGGCGTGCAAGAAAGAAATCCCGATCGTCATCAAAAACGCCGAAAACACAGAGACGCATTCGCAATACTCGACGCTCGACCAGATCGGCGAGGCGATTGACCATATCATCAACAGACACGGCTTCACGCCGAGCTTCTATCCCCTCCCGAGCACCAAAGAGGGATTTGTCAAGGTCGAGTGCCTGTTGGCGCATTCCGGCGGTCATGAACGCCGTTTCGAAGCGGAATTGCCCTTCGATGTTGCGGGGCCAAAGGGCGGGACAACGAAAACCCAAATCCACGGTTGGAAGTCGGCCACGACCTACGCGCGCAAGGCCCTCACGGAAATGATCTTCGATATCAAATCGAAGAAAATGGACGATGACGGAAATGCTGCCGGTAAGCCGAAAGGCGTCATCAGCGACGATCAGGTCGCCGAACTCCGAAGTCTCATCATTGAGGCAAACCCGGACCCGAAGCTCATCCCCCAGTTCATCGAAGACATGCTCGGCTATTTGAAGGCGCACAGCATCGAAGCGATGACGATCCCGCAGTTCACGAAGGCGCGTGCGGGAATCAGGAAACAGATTGCCGACGAACAGGCCGCGAGAAAGCCTGATCAGAAAGGACGTGCGGTATGAGCGACGTCGCGCAGGGCACAGAGGCATGGCGGCTCGAAAGGGTCGGCCATGTCACCGGATCACGCATTTCCGAGGTGATGGCGAAGATCAAGTCGGGCGGCTACAGCGCGAGTCGCGCCGCCTACATGGGGGAATTGCTGGTCGAGCGGCTGAGCGGCGCACCAGTCGAAAAGTTTCAATCGGCCGCAATGAAGCGCGGAACCGAAATGGAGCCGCAAGCACGTGCCGCGTACACCTTCCTGAGACGCGAGGCAGTCGAGGAAGTGGGTTTCTGCCTGCATCCGACAATCCCCATGGCGGGCGCGTCCGCTGACGGTTTGGTCGGTGACGTCGGGATCGTGGAATTCAAAAATCCAGAGATCCACACACACGTCGATACCCTGCTCGGCGCCAGCATCCCGAAGGCGTACCGGGACCAAGCGCAATTCAATTTGGCATGCCGACCTGAGCGACAGTGGGTCGACTTCGTGTCCCACTGCGATCTCATGCCGGCCGGGATGGACGTGTTCATTCAACGCATCCCGCGCGACGACGCCTATATCGCCGAGATCGAGACAGAGGTTCGCAAGTTTTTAGCCGAACTCGCCGCGAAGGTTGCCGCGCTGCGCGCTCGCTACGGGCAGGACGAGGCGGCCTAAGATGATCCTTTTCTTCGACACTGAAACGACGGGGTTTGTTGACGAGCGCATGCCGTTTGATCACGAATGCCAGCCGCATCTTGTGCAGCTTGCCGCGCAACTCTGCGACGACGTCGGCAAGGTCGTATCAGGATTTTCCTTCATCGTGGACCCGGCCAAAGACGGCGCGTCCATTCCCGAAAAGGCTTCCGCCGTCCACGGAATAACGAATGAGGTCGCGGGTCGACTAGGGGTAGCGCGCGCCTTCGCTCTCACGGCTTTCTCGCATCTATATCAGCGGCGCGATTTGTTTGTCGCTCACAACATCAAATTCGACAAGGCGGTCATCGAGATTGCGATCGGTCGGCACAACGGCCGCGCAAAGGATCTGGATAGGACGGCGTTCTGCACGATGGAGGCTGCCGCGCCGATCGTCAATCTTCCGCCGACCGAGCGAATGCTCGCTGCTGGAATTAGAAAGCCAAAAGCCCCGAAGCTTGAAGAGTGCGTCAAACATTTCTTCGGCGAAACGCTCGACGGTGCGCACGACGCGATGGTCGACGTAGAGGCGTGTCGGCGCGTCTACTTTTATATCAAGGGGCTTGCCTGATGACTGAGCCAATCCTCGCCGAATGGACAGACGAAGGCACCTTCAAGCCTCTCGGGCGCCACGCCAAAGCCTGCGACGCGCGGTTCACGATTGGCGAGCGCTATTTCATTGACCCGGAAGCGCCGCGGAACATGGCCACGCATCGTGCCTATTTCGCGCAAATCAAAGACGGTTGGCTCAATTTGCCTGAAGCAATCGCGGCGGACCATCCCTCGCCGGAGCACTTGCGCAAGTTCGCGTTGGTTCAATGCGGCTACGCTGACGAGAAAACAATCCTGTGTCGCACGAATAAGGACGCGGTTATGGCCGCAGCGTTCATCGGGGCAATGGACGGTTTCGCCATCGTCGATGTCAGGGGCAACGTCCTGAAGGCGTGGAAGCCGAGATCGCAGTCTGTCAAGGCGATGGGCGCCGACGAATTTAAGCGCAGCAAATCCGCAGTCTTGGACTTCATCAGCGGCATGATTGGCGTCTCGCCCGCTTCGCTCGAACACGCGGGAGAGGCGGCGTAGTGGCGCATCGGCAGAATTTCGGCCGGGGAGCCAAACGCGAGATCGCCAAGCGCGCGGTCAACGCGATCGGTGTCCCGTGCTGTGAAAACTGCGGAGCAACGGGTGTCCCGCGCGAATTCCATCATCTTGAACAAGACGCCATGAAGACGCCAGAGGCGAAGCAACGAAAACTGACTGCGGCGGACGGAGCTCTTTGGTGCGTGCCGTGTCATCGCCCGGAATCGAAAAAGCAGGCGGCCGTGCTGGCGAAGGTCGAGGCGGTCGAGGCCCGGCATTGGTTGCCGCGCAAGCCCTCGACGCTCCGCAGTCGCGGGTTCGCCCCGCCGGCGGCGAAAGACAGATCGTTGAAAAAGCCGCTGCCAGATCGGCGGCAGATGTTTGAGGACGCATGACAATCGCAATCGTTGGCCGTACCGGTTCCGGCAAATCGTATTCCGCCAAAGGCCTTATCGAGCCCGAACTGGAGAGCGGTGCGCGCGTATGCGTCATTGACCCGACGGGCGCGTGGTGGGGCTTGCGGCTTCGTCCTGACGGCGTGACCCCGGCATTCCCCGTCGTGATCTTCGGCGGCGACCATGCCGACGTGCCGATTGCTGCTGACCAGGGCGAGCGGCTTGCCGACGTTGTCGTGGACGGCCGCGCGGCGCAAAGCGTGGTCGACGTCTCGGACATGAGCACCGGCGAGCAAATAAGGTTCCTGACGCCCTTTCTGGAGCGCCTGTACACGCGCAATCGCACACCGCTGACGCTCGTCATGGACGAGGCCGACCTGATGGCGCCGCAGCAGGGCATGCCCGAGCAAATGCGTCTCAAAGGCGCGACGAACAAGATAGTGCGCCGCGGTCGGATCAAGGGCTTTCGCCCGATCATGATCACACAGCGGCCGGCCGTGCTCGACAAGAGCGTGCTTTCCCAAATCGACACGCTGATCGCGATGCGGCTCACGTCGCCCCAGGACCGCAAGGCGATCGAGGAGTGGGTCAAGGGCAATGCTGACGAGGGGGAGGCGCGCAGGGTTCTCGGGACGCTCGCTTCGCTCAAACGCGGCGACGGCTGGTTTTGGGCTCCGCATGACGATGTGCTCGAGCGGAGGGCGTTCCCGGCGATCAAGACGTTCGATAGTTCACGGGCGCCGGAGGCTGGCGAGACACCGCGAGACATATCGCCGGCGGCGCTAGCTGATCTCGACGGGCTGCGCGCGGCGTTCGCGCCCTCAGCGACTGAAAAATCGACGTCAAAATATAACTCAAAAAATAACGATGGCGCTGATCTGGTCGAGGCAGAGACGCGAGGCTTTGCGAAGGGCGTCCAGGCAGCGGCAGCGCACATTCGCCATTGGACGCTGATCTATTCCCGGTCGCCCACTGCGGGCGAGCGCGAGCTGACCATTCATGATCGCTCGCCAATCGGCCATCTGATCGCTGGCGAAATCGAGACGCTGTTGCCGCGCGGACTCTCTGTTCACCTTGCGCCTGCCGCGGCGCCAATGAGCGTCGACACCGCCAGCGCGAACGGGAACGTTGTGCGCGCGTGCTCGCGAAGCATGAACCTGCTCGACACAGTAGCGCAGCCGCCACGGCAGTTTGACCCGGCCCAAGCCAAGCAGGACATGCCACCGATCAGGCGTCGCGCCGCTAAAGCAGTCGGGGTCGTCTACAACAGCGCGGCGCGCAAGATGCTGGACGTTCTCGATACGAACCCGCCCGTGCGCCGTTCCTGGACACAGGTTGCGACGCTAGCCGGATTGAAGGCTCGCGGCGGCCACTTCAATGCGGGCCGGAAGGAGTTGGTCGACTCCGGGATGCTCGCCGAGAATGGCGGCCTGGTCTCAATCATCAGCCCAAGCAAAGGCGCGGCGTTTGCTTCGGTTGATCCGGCGGCGCTTGTCGAGCTTTGGGCCGCCAGTCTCAGCGGCGCGGCGCCGAAGATACTGCGCTCGCTGTTTCAAGCGAAGGGGCGCTTGCCGCGTTCCGCGATTGCTGATCGCCTGGGAATGCAACCTCGCGGCGGCCACTGGAATGCGGCTTGGAAAGAGCTTCGCGACAACGAAATCGTTTCGCTCGACGGCGACGTGGCGACGCTAACCGAACTGTTCCGCGTGCGCGACGAAGCGCTGAAGGAACGAGGCTGACCATGGGCAAGAAGAACAACAAAGAGATCGTCGAGGCGATAGCGACGGCGATCGAGGCTAAGATGTTCGCGCCGCATGAGCTTCCGCTCGATGCGGAATTGCACGCGAAATATCTTGACACGGCCCGCAAAGCGCTCGCCGTCGCCAAACCGCTGATCATCGATCAATGGATACGCAAGTTTGTGAAAGAGAGCGCAACAAAGCGGCGCGGCAAGAGCGCCGGTCGCAAATCGCGGGAATGACAATGGGGAGACGCGAACGTGATTGACGCGCGAAAAGCGGCCGAAACCGTCGAGATGCTCGGTTGCATCGTCGAGGTGATGAAAAAGGACAAACTCACTATGCGAGCCGTCGTTGACGGTCCCCCCCCCGGCGCGTTGCGGAAAACGGAGGCCATCCCCGAGAGTGGTGATAAGGCTTTCGAGGGTGTGACGATCGCGGAATTCAAGCCCTGCCGCTTGGACATGGCTGACTCCGGCATGACGCAATGGTTCTTTGAGGACGTCGGCTACGTCGCCAAGCCCGCGTTCCCCGGCCTGTATCATTTCATCGATGAACTTCGCGCGATGGATGACGATCGGTTGGTCGGCGTTCAGTTTTGGGGACCGCCGCCGAAGCCTCCTGCCGAGAGTGGCGATGCGGACGGCAGGGAGACACAGGCGATCGTCACCCCTGGAAACGCACTATGGGAATTGGGCAAAGCGCGCGCCGAGATCGCCACGCTACGGGCCGCGCTGGAGGGGCTGAGAGAAGCTGCCGTCCCGTTCGCCGACATATCGGAACCCGATGAGGGCGGCCCATGGCCAGGACATTTCGATCGCCTGCGGACCGCTATTGCAAAAAGCAGGGTTCTTGCTGAACATACCGCTACGCTCGCCGCCCGCGACGCCGAGATCGCCACGCTACGGGGCGAGACGACTGAACGAGACGTAATGCTGGCTACAGCCCTCGTCGAAGCCGCCACGCTACGGGCCGCGCTGGAGAAGGCCAAGCAGGCGTTCTTGCTTATCTTGGACGA